CGGGCTGACTGAGTTGGGCTTTGAGGTGAACTACCGCTAACGAGAAAAAGGGGGGCTTTCGCCCCCCCCGTCTTACGACTATTTGCTTTCTGCGAATTCGTGGTGACGCTCACACACTGGAACCATTCCTAGTGCTATGTGCTTCTGTAAGCCTGCCACTTCTTTGTGACAACCTGCGAACCACTGACATTCTGTGGGCTTCTCGTGCCATTCTATTTCACTGTTTGGGATAAACATATTTTTCTTTCTAGTAGTTACTGTGAGGGGTTTCCTCTCAATACATGTAACTATACACTATGGGTGTTACATAGTCAAGTCGTTTCATTCTGTGGATAATGCTTGACATGTAATTACACCCGTGTCATACTTGGTACATGAAGAAACACGCACCTATCTACTACACCATTAGAACCGCCGTCCGCACCCTTGTATGGGGAGGGTTGGCTCTCTCCACACTGCTAGTCGTTGCTGAGGCAACAGATGACGACACACCCGTCTGTCAGATTAGTATCTACCCTGGTCGTTGGGAGGCAAAAGACGCACCCGTCAATGTCTCCGAATGTGTCGCACCGTACTATTGGATGGTTCTCAATCAGGACGGCACATGGTACGAGGAGCGGTAATAGTGATGGTAATGTACCCCTCATGAATATTGACGACTATCAGATGTTTGCATCCACGACCGCTATGTACCCGAAAGAGTCAGGACTGGTCTATACCGTCCTTGGTATGGCTTCCGAGGCTGGCGAGGTGGCTGGCAAATTGAAGAAGGCTATCCGTGACGAGGGTGGCGAGATTACCCCCGAACGCAAGGCTGTGCTACTGGCTGAGTTGGGCGATGTCCTTTGGTATGTGGCTATGGTTGCTATGGAACTGAACACACCACTCTCCGATGTCGCTGTCATGAACTTGGACAAACTTGGTGACCGTGATACCCGTGGGGTCATTAGCGGTGACGGCGATACGCGATGATATGGTTCGTGCGTTTTTTCTTTGCAGTCCCGCTCTTGACTGTCATCATCCTACTGCTGTCCATGCTTCGTAATGACTGACCAACTGTGGTCATGGGTGCTGTCCATAATCGGCGTAACGGGGCTTCTGCTCGTGGGTCGTCGTCATTGGTGGGCTTGGGGTATCACTGCGCTCAATGAGGTGCTATGGATTGGGTATGCATTGGTGACCCGTCAGTATGGGTTCATCTTCGGTGCTGTGGCGTACATCTCTGTACACGCTCACAATGCTCGCAAGTGGCGGGCGGGTAGAGAGTAGGATTACTCCCACTCTCTCCATGACCTGCCCCATCGTGGGCTTGTGCTTCTCAGGTATCTAGTCACCCGTGGGGCTGTGCGCTCCAATAGTTCGGGTAACACGATGTGTGTGAGGATGTCCACGGTGCGTATGAACCTACATGGTGAGCCCCAACGAAAGCGACTGCGTGCCTCTCTCTCTGTGGCTACTAGGTGAGCGATTGTCTCTCTGAGGTTCATGTCGCTGTGTAGTTGTCTTGCTTGCATGAGTTCAGTATAACAGGTCTTGTTATATATTGCAACCCGTGAGGTCACCCGTGACGCTTGCGCCTCTTAGCCTTGCGCCCCTTGTAGGTGACATAAGCGTATGCCACTCTGTCATCGGGGTCATACTGTGCGAGTTCTGCGATGAGTTCTGCGATGGTCATTGTGTGTCTTTCTGTGTGTGTCTAGTAGTTCACCCGTAAGGGCACCCGTGGGGCTTGGGGGCTTGCGCCCCCCTTGTCTTGCTCTTGGCGCATTAGCACCAGTCGCAACGCTCCTCTGCGTCAGGGTGAGCGTTCAGGTATGACTCGCTCTCTGTGTCTATCCAACGCCCCTCGTGTGCGCCTGCCTCGTGTGCTTCTGTGGCGCACATTTCAGAACAGAAATGCGGTAAGGCTTTTGTCTGTGTCATGTCTTTCTTCTTTCTAGTAGGTATGTCTTGGGGTTCCCCTCAACACAGATAACTATACAACAAGGGTGTTACATAGTCAAGTCATACGACAAACTTTCTGTGTGACGATTGACATACGAACAAGCGTTCGCAAACAAAAGCAAGCACACAAGTAGCAACAAACAACTAAGCAAGTAGCAAAACAAAACGAACACAAGTAGCAAAACGAAACCATACGAACACATGTTCGGTAGCAAAACGCAACTGGCACATACGAACACCTGTTCGGTTGCATAACACAACGCACAAAGCGAACACCTGTTCGCAAAAGGCGGGACTCCTTTCTAAGTGCGTGGGCTGGGTAGCGCGGGCGTGCCTGTGCCAAATTTTTATATCCCCAGTTGTTTCTTTTAAATTAAACTGAATGGGTACTGCCGAGTGGCTTGTTGGTTTTGGGTGGTGTGTGGTGTTGCGGCTGGTGGCTGGTTGTTTTGGGGTTTTGTCTGCGAGGGGAGCGGTTGGTCGTGGATGAAAAGTTGTGGCTTTTTTGTGTGATAATTGTGTGTTATGCGTTTGTCTGATATTTCTGGTGTGAAGGTTTTGGGTCGTGCTATTGGTGCGGCTAAGCCTGTGAAGCCTTCTGATTTTGATGGTGATGGTGATGGCTTTTTAACGGGCCCTGACGGCAGAGATAATGTTCCTGCTCCTAAGAATATTGAGTCTTTGGTTCAGCGTAATGGCAGTGTTTTGAGGTTTTTCCGTTTACCTCATTCGCATGAGAATGATATTGAGCAGATTAATGTTTTGAATGATAGGGGCGATGTTGTTAAACAAATGTGGGCTTTTAAGAATTCTGTTGAATGGAAGGAGCGCAAACCGTTTAAATCTGCTGAAAGTATTTTGGATAACTTGGATAACTTGGAGAAGAAGTTTTCTAAAAAGCACGGCGATATTCGTGACCCTAAAAATATGAGTAAGGCTGTTCGTTCTGCTTTCCCTAATTTGTATAAAGATTTAGATTTAACTGCTTTGTATCCTTCGCGCAATGAAGATGGTTCTGTTCGCAATATTGATGTTTCTCGTGTTGTGATGCTTTTGGAGGGTGCCGAGCGTGACCCTGAAACTGCTAAGCGTCTTGATGTTATTTCTGTTGACGGCAAGATGACGGGGGGCTTGTTTGGTGGCAATCTTCCTGGCGTTTTTGTGTATGGCGCTAGTGATAACGCTGACAAGCCATTTTTTGCTGGGTTGGATTTTAGCCCAGACAAGGAACCTATTTTTGCGAGAGACCATGGGTGGGGGCTGAAGATTATTACCGACATGAGGGATGCTGGTTATTCAAAGGAAGATATTGATTCTTTTTATGGTGCATATCTTGCTTCTCATGAGTTTGGTCACGCTAAACATATTCTTCGTGCTGTTGAAAAGGATGGCATCAATTTTAATGCTAGGTCTGAAAAGGAATTGGTAGCAAACTTAAAAGCAATGTCTACCGAAAGGTATTGGCAGCGTTTTGATACGGATGAGGAATTAGAGGTAGCCATTCGTGGTGAACTTCTTATAAGAGGCGACAAGGCTAGATATAAAGACAAGTCCGATGCTGAGCGACGGCGTTTAGCGCTCATGTATTTAATGGAAGAGGCTGAAAAGTTTTACTTCACGCGCTTCAACGACAGAGATGCTCTATGGGACGATTTGTCAGATAGTGAGCGGGCGGATATTGCACAACGAGAGGAATGGCAAAAGGTAAGTGGGTACGCCTCGGTTAACGGTTTAGAGTTTGTTGCTGAAACAATTTCTCAAGGGTTGATGGGGTACGAAGAGGGCCACACGCCTACTCATTGGGGCAAGATGGCGGACTGGTTGAAAGCGAAATCAGCCAAAGTGAAAGACGGTCTTATACGCAAGTCTGTCAAAGATATATATCCTGATGTAACTGGGAAAGTTACAGCATTATGTGACGGCTTTGCTGGAGCAAAACCAGACAAAGATGATGACTCAATCAAAAAAGTTGTTTTGCTTCCCAAAAACAGAAAAGCATAATTTTAAAATTTTGCGCTTGGCGCTACGCGCTAGATAAGAGCGATTGCTTCACTTATCGGCTTTAAGTGCTGTTTGATTCCTTGGAGGGTCCAGCCTGTTTTTCCGTAGGCGGGGATTGCGCCGTGTGTGAAGTCTGTGTAGTCGGTGATGACGAACGCTTTGTTGGCTCGTGGGGCGACCCCGAGGAGGGTGATGCCGTTCTTTTCTAGGTGGGTTTTTTTGTTATCCCGCAAATCTAGTTTGTCGTGTTTGACCCAGTGGTTTGTGTAGTCAAATACGAGTTCCACGATTTTGGTGGGGGTTTGAATATCTGCCAGGTGGGTGATGTCGTCTTTTTCTAGGAATGTTCGGTCTTTGTCTGAACCGATTGGTGTCGCGAATGTGCCGTTGTTGTTGAGGGCTATAAGGATTGCGTCCTCTGATAGCCAGCCGATAATAAGGTCGGTTGCGTATTGGACTGGGGTTCGGTTGTCTCGCTGATGGGGGAGGCTACAAACGGTATAAAGGTAGACGACTTCTTTGGCGTCATAGGAGGCGCTGAGAGCGTGTCTAAACATCTCACCTTTGTCCAGCCCGTTTTCTAGTTTTAAGCCGTTGTAGGTGGCGCACAGTTCGTCTGTGGTGGTGCCAGCCGTCTTTGCTAGGGAGTGGAGGGCTATTACTTTTTGGGTGTATAGGGCTACCCATCTCATATATATAAAAGCCTCTCTAGAGTCGGTTAAATTTATTTAGACAGGGGCTGCCGTGATGGTCAAAAGCCGAATGTCCAGTAGTCGGTCTACGACAACCGATGTTTCAATGACAGTCCGCGAAGAAATATCGTGGATAAACGCATCAATCAAGACGAGGATTTCTGTTTCGTGTTCTATCATTTTTCAACCCTTACTAGACGCTTTGATTCAATAAAGTCACCGCGACCCTTTATGTAGTCTTTCACATAAACATGACGGTAGCCACGAGGGTCTCCAACTGGGAATTTGCGCGAACGCATATACGCCCGCTTCCAGTGCCCCCGAACACGGAAAGCATACGACGGGGAAGAGTGTTCTCCATCACCGTTTGTTTCATAGACGGTCCTGCGCAGTTTTAGATTAACGATGTATCCGTCTTTTGGACGGTTTTCTCGTTCCGCTCTACGCCTAGATGGTCGTGATGGTTTTTCGGTGTCACGCTCAAGATACTCGTAAGTGAGCCTGAAGAAAGAAATAAGAAATTTTTTAATACTAATAAGCGCATCATCGTATTGTACGCCAGCGTCTCCGAACGCAAAAACGGTGATGTCTGCAAGACAAATGCTGCTACGACTTGTGTCGTTCGTAAGCATATGGTTTCGCCCATATCCTGGTTTTGAAAGGTCTGCGTAAACTTCACCAGATTTGTCTGTAATTTTGGACATCCTGCCGTACAGGTTGATGTTTATTTGAGAATCAACCATTGAGTAACAGATTGATGTAATGGACCATTGTTCCGTATATCGTCCTTCTTCCACAACGAGGTCGTAGATAAAAGGTTTTTCAAGAACAATAAGACCATAAGGGGTAAAGACATCTTGTTCAATAATCACTGTGTCAATAAGTGTTTGTTTTGCCTCGTTGATTTCGTCAACTATTTCTTTTGAAACAAAAATGGTTTGAGCCTCTGAAAGCATTATGTTTTCAACTTGGAAAATTTTTTCAGCAAATTTGATTTGTTCTTTGTAGGGAAGATTTGCTGTTTCGGAGTCGGACATAACGCAACGAATCCTGTCGTCAGCGTCGCCATTTTTTACGCTTCGCACCGCTTTGATGAGTTCTGTGTGGTAGTCGTAAGCATCTAGGACACTGAATGCTGTGCGGATGCTCATGACTGTTCCCATTCTTTAAACTTTTCAAGACCACAGAGGTCATCAATTAGTTTGCTGATGTCGCCATCAATGAGTTGTGGTCCATACCAGTCGTTATGTGTTCGCTCTATGTCTATACGCCGAAGCGGGGTGATAGTGAAGTTTGAATGTGTTTGTTGTGCGCACCATGCGCGAGCGTCGTTAAGTGAGTTGAATGGTCCGTAGTGACGAATTTCTGAACCAGCACCGATTGAGAGTTCAACAATGCACGGTACAGAAGTTGCCAAAGGGCTATCTTCGGGTGGGTCAAAAAACATGATTTCCTTTTCTAGTAGTTATTTGTCGTTTAGTTTAACCTAAATCCTTGAAGCGTGTCAAGGATTTAAATCTGCTTCCGAGTGTTCCGAGTTTTCTCCCCAATGACGATGGGGGTAGCGACTCTGGTTCAATCGGCGTATTGCTTCCGAGCAGTCTTTGACGGAGTTCAGAAATTTCTTTTCTGAGAATCTCGGTTTCTTTTTTTGGGTCTTCCATTCAATTCCTATCGCTATTTGCCATAATGATATGGCTACCATTCTTTCGCATCCATCTTTAAAAACATAGATGCCTATTTGTCTTGTGTTGAGAAAGGACTCAACCTTTAATTGTGGACGCATTTTCTTCTGCTAAACGACTCAATAGTTCAATTGCTGTTCTGCATCTTTTAAATAGGTAAGTGCTGTCAATCAATGTAAAATGAGATGGTTTAAAAATTATATTATCAATCTCTAGAAGAAGTTGTTCTGCGTCTATTGCGTCCAGCATTGTTTTTCTCATTTGAGCATGGTCTGTCATCGTGAATCACCAATAATCTTGTGCGACAATTCAATAATGTTTTCGTAGTTGCTTGTACTGCGTGCGTGAAGCACCATTGAATATAGACTCATTACTTCTGATGAATTTCCGCTTCTCAGGGAAGCGAAGAGCGCATCGCAAGCGTGACGCTCTGCCTTGAGTTGTTCTTCAAGTTCCGTAATTCTTCTTTTATCCCGATGGTTAGGACCAGTAAGGAAGTCACACATTTTTGTTCCTTATCGTGATGTTATTTCTGAACAGATTTTTTCCCAAACATCTGGGTGGTTTTCTTTTACCCATGCAGCAGCCTTGCTACTTCGCTTGGTCGCAATATGGGTGTAGAGACGGGAGCGTTCACGACCTGAGTCTGTTTTACGGTATTCGCGCATGTATTCACGAGCAGCGGTTTTGCATTCCTCGCAACGACATTTTCTATTTGTGTAAGCAGCGTATGTTCCGTGCTTGATTTTTTCGTTGTCCATGTTTTCCTTGTTCTAGTATCAGCAGTGCTGACGGTTCAGTATGTTCGTTTTGAAGTATAACACATTGTATTATGTTTTGCAACTTCAGCCGAGTTCTTTTTCTACTTTTTTCCAGTCTCGCTTGCCAGAGGTGTAAGCCCATAGATATTCCATATAGTCTTCATCTTCTCGTGCGACCGCTTTTGCAACAGCACAAATGCGTGGATAATCTTTGCGAACTTCATTATTATCCATAAGAATTTTGATTATTTCTACTTCGTAATTCATGGCCTAATCATACACCCTTGTAGTGAGAATGTCAAGCCCTGTAATAACAAGCGTTTTCTCTTTTACGGAAAAACTAGGGTTAATATCCTTGACGAGGTCGTTATTCATGCCACGCATTAATCTTTTTGAAAAATCACCAAAAAGCGTAAAAGCCGCAGGCGGAATTTCCCTGTCTGACCCCTGCGGAGAACCTTTTGCTCTTCCTAAAAATTTAAGGAAAAGTTCCAGTTGTTCCATGCTCTCAAACAGTGGTTCTGGCATTTTTACGGTCTTGTCGTCGTCAAATGCACGGCCACCAACGCTCGTCATAAATCCGCCCTTAATGAGGTTTTCTTTACTGCCAGCATCCTTCAGCATTGCCTGATATCTTTTTTCTATTGTCTCGGCAAAGTCAATACGCTCTTTGTCGTTTTTAAACCTGTATCCAGCACGAAGCCATGTGTAAACGCCGTCCGCAAGTCCAGCATTGAGGCGCATTTCATCTAGTCCCATCGCCGCATATTGTGCTTCTGAGGCAAGAGTAAAATCCGCTCCGATTCCCTTACCCCTTGCTTCTGGCTGCATTCTTAAAATTTCGTTGTATATGTGCGGTTTTTTAGCGGCGTTGTAGTCGTCAAGAAAAACTCTTCTTTCAAAGAGGCCAACTTCCTTACCGTCTTTGTCAACAATCTTGCCTGAGATTCTGATGTGTAGATAAGGCTCGTCAGGGTCTTGGTCGTTTACCGACGGAACTTCTCTTTTTCTGCCAACAATATTTACGCCAGTTTTACCCTTAAATATTACGACTTTGTTACTGCCGTCATCACCTAATCCGTCAAAAGCAAAAATTGACTCGGCCCATTCACGAACATTTTTTCTCGCCTCAACCACATCTTCCCTTGTTCGTGCGCCTCTTAGAAGTTGGTTTATTTCCTGAGGGGTCTTTGGCTTCTTGCCTTTAACAAGGTTTGCGGCCTTGATGGCACGGGCTTCGTCGCCAGCCATTTTCTTTTCGCGCAGTTTGTTCCACGCACCTTTTAGATTGTCAACGACTTGTGTTGGTGCGGGAATATTGTCCCTGCCGTCGGGTCCAGTTAGAAATCCGTCGCCATCGCCGTCAAAGTCTGAAGGGTCACCAAGACCGCCGATAGGAGCCCCCAGAATCTTTACTTCCAAACCAGTGAGTTGTCTTACAAGTGACTTAAACTCATCCTCCATATTTCCTTCTTCTTTCCAAACGAATACGGGAACTTGAAAATTGGGGTGATTATCATATGCGGCTATAAGACGATGATGTCCATCAAAAATACTTCTTGTCCCATCAGCCCATTCTCGCAAGATGATTGGCATAAAGACGCCATCTTTGCGCACACGCTGATTCATATAACCAGAATTTATTTTGCGTTGGTTATCTAGGTAGTCTGATGACTCTTCGTCTAGTAGTGAAAGATTATGTGAATTCTCCGCAGGGAGTTTCATTAATTCTTCGGCACTTAACATCTCGTCGCCGTCGTCTTTTTGCGGGCTTTTTTCACGATTTAAAAAATCGGGGTTAATGTCGGAACGCATTTTTTTTAAGGCTTCGGTAGTCAATATTTCAGGTAGTTTTGTGACTGGAATATTGTCCCTGCCGTCGGGTCCAGTTCTAAACCCATCTCCATCTCCGTCTTCTTCTGAAGGCTTGACAGAGGGTGGGGCTTGACCGATAGTGCGTCCGAGTGCCTTGGCACCAACAGAAATGCTGCCCCCTAATTCGGAAGCAGCATTTCTACCAGTCTTTAAACGGAATGAGAACATCCCAATATTGTAGTTCGTATTACTTAGCCTCAGCCCAAGTCTTCAGGGTGATGCTGTGCCAATCCACGACATCATCCATTGTCTTGTTGCCCCATGTGTATCCACCTGCAAGAGCGTAGATTGCTGGAGTATCTCCAATGAAGTTACGAACAGCATCTTCACGATAAACAATGTCGTCCAGGGAAACGCCACTGTTGAGGGGGTCCATGCCTGCGTTGTAAATAATTAGGTCAAACTTGTCTAACTTTTTGGAAGCGTACACAAGAGCACGGTCAATATCCTTGCGGTAATCCTGATGCCCTGTGTACCAGATGGAACTTTCGCCCTCTGGTGTCCAGGTGTCAAAAGCAGCGCAAGTTACATCAACTTGTACAACATTGTCAGGGTGGTAAGTGTTGACAATTTCCCATGTTCCACCACCTGCGTGAGCGTCAAAGTCAAGAATCAATACACGCTCTGCGCCGAATGCTTCAATAGCGTAATCAGCAGAAGCAGCGAGACCATTGAATGTGCAAAACCCTGCGCCGTATGAAAGGTGAGCGTGATGCAGTCCTGATGAAAGACTCCCTGAAGTTGTCTTGTTGCTTAACGCTTCGTGTGTAGCAGCAATGAGACCCGACGCATGAGAGACAGCCATCTTGTAGATTCCTTCGTCCCAGTCAAATCCTTGAGATTCAGCCAAGTCCCTAGGGTTACCTTTGAGTACAGCCTCAAAATATGTATTGTCGTGGAGTTTCTGAAGGTGCTGAATAGCAACCTGAGAGAAATTGCTCTCCGTCACCTGACCGTCAACATCAGTAAATGCTTCTGTTTCGGGGTCTGTGAGTTCTAGGTTCGCGATTGGGTTGACTTCTAGTCGTTGAGCAATAGCACGAGACTTGCGTGTCGTGTCAAATGCATACTTTGAAGCGGTGTAGTTTTCGTTGTAGTAAATTTTCATTTTAGTACCATCCATCATGTGAGTGTTCTTTTCTAATAAGTTCTAAGTCTTGGTTGTCAAATATTTCCATTAAATGCTTGACAATAAGCCTATTGGGAATGAAGTCCCTCTTGCGAGAGCGACTATCCATTGGGTGAGCCTCTTTGAGAGCAAGAAATGAATCAAGCGGGTCAGCCCCACGAGCAATGGAGATTCCCCATGCCGTAGATGTTGAGCGAGACATTCCAGCATGACAGTGAACCAAAAGGTCGTCCTGTTCTGCCCCCCAAAATACCGCTTCCTTGATTTCTTCAATCTTGGGAGCGTTGAGTCCTCCCGTGGTATCGCCAAATTCAAAGATTCGGTGATTTGGGTGACCCCAATCAACCTCTAATTTTTTAGGTCCGACGGTTAGTACGGACTTGAATTTCTTGTTCCAGTTTTTTGCCTCCTCAATATTGGAGACGACTGGAAGTGTAATTAATTTGTTATCCACAAGTGCCTTTCATGTCTAGTAGATGTGACACACTCATTATACAGGGTGTGTCAAGGTTTCGCAAGTTTTGTTAAAAAACCATCAAAAAGGGTAATTTATGGGGTTTTGCGCTCGTAGTAATCCATGAGGTTATTGAGTTCTGGCCAAATCTCGTCAAGAACCGTTCTCACTATGCAGGTTCCGCAATGAAACCTATCCTCATAGATTGAGTCAAAATCCTCGGATGACTCATCCTCATCAATATCCGCAAGTTCCATCACTACCGCTGCCCTTTTGATGGCTGTATCCACGGCATTTAGATACTTGACTTCTTCTTCTGTTACTTCTCGTTTTTCCACAAGACAAATAGTATCTGGACCAACAGCGGTTGTCAAGTTCTGCACTTATCTTGACTAGTTGCAAGGTGAAGATTGTGATGAGACTACAATTTTATGTATGAATCAGAACATTGAGGGAATGTACCCTGAATACCTATTTGATGGTATTAGTGTTGTTCGGGCAGACAGAATGGCGTGTGTTGTCTGTGGACACCCAACTGGCGATTGCTCTGCTGAAGCGTCTGAACCTCATCATGTTATAGGTATCGGAATATTCAAATCAATAGATAGAAATTTGATTTTTACTGTTGAAGAAGACATTTTTGAAGAAAGACAGATTAACCCGTTCTATAAGGCGAGGACGCTTGTCGTTCGCAAGGGTCAAAAAATATCTGTGGATAAAGCAAACGAATTAGGTCTTCTCTGAACACTTTCTGTATTTAGTTTTCGTGTATCGTGGTATTCCTTACAACTACAACAACCTATTAGAGGGGAACACGATGCCTGTACTTAATCAGGAATTTATTGATTCATACAAAACCCAAACACCACCTTGGGGTTTCGGGGGGCTTGGAGAAATAGTTTTTCTCCGTACATACAGTCGTCCTGTTGAAGGAACTGAAAGAAACGAAACCTGGGCTGAAACAATTCAGCGAGTAATTGAAGGTGCCGTACAAATTGGTGTGCCGTATACGCAAGACCAAGCAGAAAAACTGTTTGACCACATGTTCAACTTGCGTTGTTCAATGTCTGGTCGTGCTTTGTGGCAACTTGGAACTCCTCTTGTAAAGCAATTCAATGGAACATCTCTCAACAACTGTTACTTCACAAACATTGAATCCGTTGAAGACTTTGAACTTTTGTTTGACTACCTCATGCTTGGTGGTGGAGTTGGATTCTCGGTTGAGCGTTCAAAAATTCACGACCTTCCAAAAGTTAAGTCGGGAGTTATTGTCACACATGAGCGGACCAACGATGCGGACATTATTGTTCCCGATTCACGCCAAGGCTGGCGTCGTCTCCTCCATGCTGTTCTCAAGTCATACTTTGAGACAGGAAAATCATTTACTTATTCAACAATTTTGATTCGTGAGTTTGGTGCTCGCTTAAAAACATTCGGTGGAACCGCATCTGGGCCTGGTGCTCTCATTGATGGAATTGACGATATTTGTAAAGTCCTTGATGCTCGCGCTGGAAAAAAACTTCGTTCAATTGATGTTTTGGATATCTGCAACATCATTGGACGCATCGTTGTTTCTGGTTCTTCTCGTCGTTCTGCTCAAATCGCAATCGGTGACCCAGACGATGTTCTGTTTCTTCGTGCAAAGAACTGGGGGACAGGAAATATCCCAGCATGGCGTGCAAACTCAAACAACAGCATTTATGCCGATTACTACGACCATATCCTTCCTGAACTCTGGAAGGGCTATAACGGCTCAGGAGAACCTTATGGTTTGTTGAATCGTCGTCTTGCCCGCAAGTTTGGACGCATAGGCGAAGTTCGCCCTGACCCGACTATTGAAGGCTTTAACCCATGTGCAGAAATTGCATTGGGCGATGGAGAGTCATGCAACCTTGCAACAATATTCCTTCCCAACATTGATTCATACGAGCAGTTTCTTGAAGTATCTGAACTTCTGTATATCACTCAGAAGCAAATCACACGCATGGATTACCCATACCAAAAAACAACAGATGTGGTTCGCAAGAACTCTCGTCTTGGGCAGTCAATCACTGGAATTCTTCAGTGTTCACCTGAGCAACTTTCATGGCTTCGCAAGGGTTATGAACACCTTGACGCTTTTGATATTGAATACTCAAAAGAGAACGACATGCCACGCTCTGTTCGTTTAACAACTGTTCAGCCTTCAGGCACTCTTTCACTTCTTCCTGGAGTCACTCCTGGTATTCATCCTGCTTTTGCTCGCTTCTATACTCGTCGTGTTCGTTTTAACTCCGCAGACCCACTTGTTGATGCGTGTCGCAAGCGTGGATACAAGGTTCAATGGGAAGTCGGTCTTGACGGTCGTGAAGACAGAACAAAGTATGTTGTTGAATTCCCTTGCGAATCCCCAGAGGGTTCAGTTCTTGCAAAAGACATGACAGCAGTTGAACAACTTGAATGGGTTGCATCAATGCAAAAAGACTGGGCAGATAACGCTGTTTCTGTGACGGTGTATTACCGCAAAGAAGAACTTGAAGAAATCAAGTCATGGCTTGAAAAGCACTACAACACCAGCATTAAGTCTGTTTCTTTCTTGCTTCATTCCGACCACAACTTCCCTCTTCCTCCTTACGAGGAAATCACTGAAGAGGAATACAGAAAAACAGTCGCAAAGATTGACCTGACTATTCCTATGCAACAGAATTCAAGCAACTTGGAACTTGACCTTGATAACTGCGCCACAGGAGCGTGCCCAGTCAAGTAATGTATTTTTCTATGAGTTTTATTTTGCTTGGTGAACTGGGTGCACTGCAGTCACTAAATAGCGCAATAAGCGTTCTTGAAAAAAATACTTATACATCTGTCGTGGCTTACGACCCTTACGACCAAAAATTTGGTTTAGTGGGGGCGTTGGCTCACGCAATGGGTGCAAAAGTCAAAGACATGAAATCTTGGGACGGTTCTCTTTCCGATGCGCCAATTACAGACCCAAAGAAGTATGCGCTCTTCTTGGAACTTGTTTCTTTTATAGAAGGCATTGCTTCAAACGATATTGACTTTTGGTGTCTGGACTCAACAAAAGAAGAGGCTATTGAACTTCTTGATAAGGCTGTGCGCCGTATAGAGATATCAGTCGTCTGAGTTTTGGATTGGCTTAACGCAACCTACAGAGCAGTAGAACTTGTCGTTAAGAACACGAACCATTCCGCGAACAACGAAACGCTTGCATCTTTCACAAACACATGGTGTTGTCTTGGTTCCTATAAAGCGAGTTAATTGACCGTACACATTTGGGTCAAGAGTTACTTGCTTGCTTTGTCCTGCCATTGGTTTTGCTGGTTTTTTGCTTGCCATGTCATCCTTCTTTCAAAAGGTCTTTGCGGATAACCCACAACTTACAAATTGCTTCTGGTTTAATTTCTCCAGTCACAACTTCACAACGACCGCCGCCTTGGAAGAATGAACAGTTGATGCATTTCATTCCTTTGCTAGCAAAAGGGTTTTCTTCTGCGTAGTGGGCACCATCTGGTCCAGTTGTCTGGTCCCACTTGCCCATTTTTTTTGCAATAAGTTCGTAGAACTCATACATGATGCGTTGGCGTGGTTCAAGTTCTGCATCTTCATCATCTTGAATTTGAATGTTTTGTGGAATTACACTGTCGTACATTTTTAATCCTGTGTCTTTTTGTATTTTTCAAGAAGTGAACGGCCTTTAGCAGCAAGTTTCTTAGCGTCTTCTACTGTTTCGGGTACTGGCTCACCCCATGCTGCCGCCGAGAGAGCCAAGCGGGTCGGTCTTCCTTTTTCATCTTTTAGGGGACCGCTGGGGTTAGTGAAGAATCTTGTCAAGAAGGAACCTTTACGACGCATCTTGTCAGGTGTGTCTGCTGCTCCACGAACTCCAGGCTTCAGGTTTGAGCCTTCTGTTCTGTTGAAGAAAGCACGACCTGCAGCGGTTAACCCACCTTTTGGGTCTTTGAGTGGCTTGTCTGCTTTTGTTTCAACAAACAGCGCAAATGGAACGATGCTTTTTTCGGTCATATCTAATCTCTCTTTGATATAGACATTTTACGCTATTTATCTTTAGCGGACATCTATTATCAGATGTATCCTGCTTTGTTCGCCCATGTTGGAAACAGAGTGGTATCTGTCAACATTGTCTATAATCCATACTTCACCAGCAGACAAAGACATGCTTTCATCGTCAACAGTAAAAATACATTTTTCGTTTGTGATGACTGGAACATGAATTCGGTGAGTAGAAGCAGTTATAGTCCCTTTGTCTTTATGTCTAGGTATTGACACGCCGTTAGCAAGTCTTGCAAGCATTGCTTGCTCTATTCTTGTGCCGACGCTACATAATTTAACAGCGGCCTGTATGTCGGATTCAAAATTTGCATAAAGTTCATGAGTAATAAATGAACTCAGTTTTATCTTCTTATCATAAACAAGCGGAATTGTGTCTGTTTTTTCTGCGGCAACCCCAGACTTGCGCTCCCTAAAAGAAAACCATTGAGAATCATCCAGTAACAAAACTTTATTGAGAAGCGCTTGAAAGTTAGGAAGTTTTCCGCAATATAGAAACGGTTGATTTTCTTTCATTTCATTCAATTCTGGACAAAGAAGAACCCCCGCCAATTAAGACGGGGGCTCTCCTCTTGCCTAAGGTAGGCGGATTTTTTGATTAGGCTTCTGGTGCACCGTCAAAGTTGACTGCAACGAAAGCCTCTGGACGCTTGACTGCAAGAGCGAGACGCTGTTCCGCGAGTACAACGATTGCGTTGCGGACGAAGAAGTCTGCATGCTGTTCGCTGATACGGATGCTTGCCTGCTCACGGTCGTACAACTGTGCTCCTGTGCCGAATGCACCAACAAGGGCCTTGCCCTCTGGCATTGCTGGAGTGTCAACAACAGGAATTCTCCACAAGCGTGGTTCGCCACCGAGTGCCACGGAAACAGCGACCAAGTACTGGCCATTGTCATCCTTTGACAATTCAATGTCTTCCCAATCGTTCGGGTGAAGAACAACACCTGTTGGCTCGTAGTAAGCCAAGAAGGAAAGTGTTGCTGCACGACGGATTGCGTCTGCCTTGTTGTCACCAACGAGTCCATCGGACCAGTCGTATGACTGAATACCTGATGTCTCCAAGATACCTGTCAAGTTTTCGCCTGCACCGTCACCGTTGAGGATTTGCTCATCTTCTTGCAAACGCAAACCGTAAAGGAGTTCGTTGTCAATGATTGAACGCAACTGTGGCTCGTCTGCGAGAACATTGCGGTGTGCTGCTTCCCAGTGTGCGAGTGTACGCACTGGAGCCTGCTCACCAACAAAGGTGAAACCAGACTGTGGCTTTGCAGTGAACACCGAAGGGGTTCCCGAACGCTCTGACACTGCAGCAGCATTGTTGGTGAAACCAGTCATGCGGAAGTACTCAACAACAGCGGCTGTCGTGGTGCGGCTTGGGAACAAGTCACGAACACGACGGGTACGCATTGGTGGGATAACGATTGGGTCGCGCTGGATTGTACCGAATGAACCAGGTGTACCTGATGGCATTGCGGAGAAAACATCCTTAGTTCCCCAAAGACCTGTGACATCGCCACGGTTCAATTGGAAAGGTGAAGGCATGTTTGCACCGTTCTTGCCACCCTGAAGTGACTTGAATTCTGGTGAGTCAAGGAACATTCCACCGAGGCTCTTTGATTGTGCCTGTGGTGTCCAGTTGCCTTCGGCTGCTGTTTTCTGTGCTACTGATTCGCTAGCAGGACGGTCGCCCCACTGCTCAACATCGCGCATACCTTCAAGGCCCTCAATGAGGCTCTTGATTTCGCGGATGTCACGCATGTTGGAATCAAACGCAGACTTCTGTTCAGCGTTAACTACTACGGTGCCGTCCTCAATTTGGAACGAGTCGGCAATGGTCTTGTTGTCCGCCATCTTGGTGCGCAAGGCACCTTGAAGTTCGCGGAGACGGGATTCGTCAAATGACATTATTCACTCCTATGGAATATATCTGTATGTGTCTTCCGACTAACGGCCTAGGTAAGCACCCAACCATAAGGTCTTATAAATGAGAGTAACATCTCATCACAGCACTTTCATGCAACTATTTGTATTTTATTGTTTTTATTCTTCACACTCTTTGGGGAGCGGAAACGCAATAAACCTCTGAGCAACAAACTTTGTATCTCCGATGGACTTAATCCCAACGGTCAGTTCCTCGGCAAAGTGCTCAGCGCCGTCAATAGTAAATGATTTTCCAGACAACCCCTTCTTTTTCCACGGGTGCCCTTTGGGGAGTAGGTCATTGTCTGTTGTGTATGAACTCTTGGCACTACCGCTTGACAACAGTCTCAAGAAGGCATTGACTCTCCCCATGGCCCACTGGTTTCTATTCATTCCAGGGCGATGGCTTACGCTGAACGCCCCTGCACCACGACGGTAGACTGCTTTAAGAGCACGAAGATTAGTCTTTGACCAGTTTTCCTTTTTGTTTTTTTTAACTTCGGCGTTGTGTTCTCTTACTTTTTTAGTGAGAGAAGCAACAATCTCTGGGGTCATAGAAATGTCACCAGCAGACCGAAGTGACCCCGCAGAACCGACACGATTCTTTCTAGAGCCGAAAACCTTGTCTTTCTTAGGTGCTGGAGTTTTTGCTAAAGATTTTTCACTGCAGCCGCAACCGCAGTCTGATTTCTTTTTTCTATTTCCATCTGGTCTTAAATTCATGGTGCGGTTGTAGTCAGAACCATTAGTGCATGGAAGGTAAACCCTCTTGCCGTCACGGGCGGTATATGAGCGAATACCAATACAACCAAGTTGGCGTGAGCGAACACGAGCCGAGTCTGGGTTTGTATACACATCTGGGTCCGTGGAACGACTTACATAGTTAACAAAACCCTTGGCATCAATCTCTTCAATGTCATACTCTTTGCCCGAAACAAGACCGCCGTCTGGAAGTGTTTCAATAGAAACAACACCTCTTTCGCCAAGCGGCTCAAAATCTCTTTTTCGTGGAGAAATCATTCCAGTGTTTTCAGGTGCCCCATTGTTCTTTGGCATGCAGGCGGCATACATTTTTCCGCCATTGACGATAACTACGCGGACTCCAGAGCAGCCGTTCTTTTTGGATTCAGCAACCGCTTCTTCTCGTGAAGTAAACAACTGTCCGCGACCAGCCACAGATGCTGCTTTGCGCTGAAGTTCTGGTATGAACCACTTCTTTGATGCAGGCTTCTCTCCCCTGCTCACAGAGGTGAATGTTTCATGGTCGGCACAAGGCATCCATGCACCGTCTTCATTTTGGTGCGCTCCATAGCAACCCAGTCTTTGGGCTATGCGTAACGCCTGTTTCCGTGTAGATTTCATAACTCACCCTTCTTTAGGGTCAGGTTTTTTTTCTACTTCAAAAGCAGGACCTGCAGCGAGGGCTGAATTGACAAGAGCCTTATGTATTCTGTCAAGGTCTTTTGGGTTTGATGCCATCTGGTACATTGTTGCTACCAGCGTGTCTTCATCTTCTCCGTCTGCTTGAAGTATTCCAACGCACTGAAGTATTTTAGAACGCTTTTTTGATTCAAGTTTAAAGACATATTCGCGAATATCTCTTTTTTGTTCTTCTGTAAAGAGAGCCATTTTTATGTCCTTACTCTTTCTCGTGGGTCAGCAGAGATTTTATTATCGTTCAAGTTTAACTTTCCGCTACCGAATTGCATGTTTACAACAAACCAGTCTCTCAGTTCTTTTTCGCGTTCTTTCTTTTCTGCTGGAGAGCCTTCAATTGTTAGGGCAAGAATAAAATCAGCGTGTCTGACGCTGCGGGGGTTTCTAATATATTCTCCAATTAAATGCTCCAGAATACGAGCATCTGTTTCGTTTTTAACAATTGAATTTCCTTGACCATCGCGGAAGTTGGCAACTTGGGCATTCATTGCCGAAATTTGAGTGGGTCTAATTTCCTCAGTAAATCCAACTCTTCCCCAAACATACGGTCCATCTTGTACGGCGCTCACACTGATGTATTCAAACCCAGAGGCTTGGGCATACATCCAAGCGTGTTGATTGTAGATTGTTTGAATTCCCGCATTTTTGTCTTCGGCAACATTGATAAACATGCTGTTGTTATATACATGTGCTGGGACTGCGTTATGATAAATCGTTCGTTCACTGCCACCCACATCAAGCCAGGTTCCGTCTGCCTGTTTTCTTTGTATTTGGGAAACGATTTTAATAGATTGAGAGCCCACTGTTGGTGTTGCAACAATTCTGTATGTTTTGCCATTTTTTCCTTCAATTTCATCATGGCTATACATTGCTTTCGCCCATTCACGAAGTTCCCGCTTCGCTGTAGAATCACCTTGTGCAGCCCGTTGAGCAAGTTCAATTCTTCGCTCTGCCGTCATTTCTTTCCACGGAGCATTCCCAGACCCGTAGCGTTTATCAAGGTACCCAGCCAGAACATCTTGCCGCTGTTTGATTGCCTTATCTACACGCTCTTTTGCTTGCCTAGCAACTTCCGCGTCAACTGGTGGAAGTTCATTAGCGAGCGGTAGCCCACCTTTGGTTTTTAAGATTGTCGGATTGTTCAGACCGTTAAGTCGCGCATTGTCAAGTTGGCTTTGTGAAACAGCATAAAATCTGCCGTTATGATTAATGAGATTAAAACGAGTATCAGGGTTGTTCGTCAGCAATTCATTGAACTGCCTTTCCGCTATTTCAACAGTTCCAAAACCATCAATATTTTGACCTCGGAAAATTCTTTGGCCCGCCAAACCAGGCAAACGGTTTGAGTTGATTCTTATCAGCCTGTCATTTGCTGCATCTTTCGCGCCTTGCCATGCATCTACAACACCTTGGACTTCGTCCTTTAAGTCGCCAGCCTTAACAACCCTGTTTGGAAGTTGTATTCTTTGCTCAGGATTCATTGCTGTGAGATTGTTAAGATACTCTCGGTTGTAATCAAGGTTTTGATTAATGTCACGAATTTTAGCCGTAACTGCATCTTCGTCAAGATTGACAAAAGTTCCAGCCATATCACTGACCCGTCGGCGTTCAGCATCCCAATCTCTTTCAAATCCTGGTCGTCTTCCTGCAAACACAACCCGAAGACCATCTATTGGTTCGGGTGCTGATTCTTCTTTAGGCGCTCCAAGTTTTTCTAGGCGGTCAGTAAGCGCTTGACGCCTGTTTATCATTTGCGCATAATTAATATTGGCTGCTATTACATCGGCTTTAAGTCTCTGGAAGTCGCTATCACTAGCGTTGGGTCCCAATGTTCTCATTCGTTCAAGGCTGAATTTCAAATCCCGTTTTGCCCCCTTCACTTCACGGTCTGTGCCAGCAACGACTGCACGAAGTTCCGCAATGTTTTCTTTGGTCCACGATTTCATATCGCGCGCAAGTAGGTTTTTGCCGAGTTGTATGCGTTCTTGCATTCCGTTAAAGTCTGCTTCCAAAACACCACCAAACCGTAATAGTTGGTCAGCGTTTAATGGAGTGTCGCCAACGACAATCACTCCAGCAGCCCGAATCTTATCGCGCAATGCACTATCGGGGTTTTTTGCTTTTGCCCGAAGTTCCTTCAGTCGTTGATTGAAATTTTCTTGCTTTCCAATTGCTTCTCTTAGTGAGGCATTGCTGAGAGAAACCCTTCTTTGCAATTCAACAATTTCGTCCATTGTTGCCGTCGGACTATTATCTCTCAGTTCTTTAATGCGGTCATTGAGTGCTCTGCGGTAGGCATCAATATTTATCCGCCGCAAGTTCCCTTCAATCTCTTGGATGCTGTATCTCTTAATCCATTCTTTGTCTTCTGCAAGGGACCTTGCTACCGTTGCATCGTATTGCCGTGCTTGTTCGGCTGTTAAACCAGCAACTTTTTTTAACTCCTCTGGAGTCATAGGCGTATTTTTTGCGAAGTCGGCGCTCCGATGACGCTTCCCATCAGCGATTCTCTGACGAATTCCGTTAAGTGCAGTTGAGCCTTCGCGACCTGCATCTGGGGCGATTGGTTTTTTGTTTTTGGGCGTCTTTTCTTTATTTAACTTTAAAACTTCTTCCCATGCGTCTATGTTGTCTCTCAGACGAGTTTTTACATTTGCTATATTGAATCGCTCGCCGTCAACTTCAAATTGCAAGTAATCATTATCGGCCAAATCGCCTCTATTTATTAATCGCTGAATTCTTTCAAGTCGCGCTTGTGCCTGTGATATTTTTGCTTCTGCCCTAGTAGCCGCCCTGAATCTCTCGGGCTCTGTCTGACCAAAGTTGTTGCGGTCGTTGATTATCTCTAAACGCCCATTGTTTATGACATCCAACAGATATTCGTTTATTCTGTCGTCGTCCATTACTTGCCCTAAGTCAACTTTTTCGCCAGCGCCTCGTTCTCTATCGGCGCGGGCCTGACGCATTCTTTCCGAGTTGGCAGCATCGTCGCTGTCAAGTCGTAGTTTTGCAGGGACTTTAGAACGGGCCGCCTTCTTTGCTGGCTTCTTTTTGGCAGGTTTCTTTGCTGGTTCGTCAGGTCTAGGCGGCGTGGAAGGGAAATCTGAATCAAGACTGCTTAATATCCCCTCAAACACATACATATGGTCTGCGGTTGATACTCCATCAGCCCTGCCTTGTTCAATGATTTCACCTGTTTTTCGGTGTTTCGCTACTAAATCGCCATCCTCGTTGACGCTTATCTCCCAGTTTCCTTTAACCCATTTGTCTCCGTCTTGTCTCCAACCAAGTCTCTGGAAAGAAGCCTCATACGGGTTCTTCTTGGCAGGAGCCTTCTTTGCGGGTACCTTTTTGGCGGGAGCCTTTTTCGCTACGGCCTTCTTCTTTGCTGCTTTCTTCTTTGCAGGTACTTTCTTTGCAGGTTCAGCAACTGGAGCAGGAGGGCGTGGACGGTCAACAACTTCAGTAGTTGCACGGCGGCGTCGGCTTTGACCTGTTCTTAAAGCGCCAGGTTCGTCAATTTCTCTGTCCATTCTGCGCTGTTCCGAATCGCGCAAGTTTGGACGGCGACGAGAAGGTCCTCTTCGTTCACGACCCCTACGAGGAGTTTCCCCTGCGGGGGAATCAGTTTCTAAAGCATCTGCGATACGACCTGCTGCACGCTCAACGACACCAGGGCGACCCCTGCGTGCAGAAACTCTCGCCTCGCGCCGTCTTTGTCTTCTTTCAGAAACAGACTCTAATCTTTCGCCAATGTCAGAAATTTCGTTAGCGATTCTGCGTGATACACCCCAGCCGCAGTTTCTTCCGAATCGGTCGGTAATTTGTCCACCGTAACGAGTTCCTGGTGGGCAACGCCAACCGCCGCGGCGGTTTGTCCCAGGGATTGAAAGACTGTTGTCAAAGACGGCACGGGTGCGCTTCACCTCGTAAGCAATTGAGGATTTGTTTGCTTCAGCCGTAAAAGATTTTGCCCTATATGTAGCGAGTTCGTTTTGCATATTAGATTATCTTTTTGAGTTCTTCAAGTTTTTCTTTTGAATACTCGTGATATGTGGGCATAAAAGTCATTGATGAAGTAGCCAAATAATCAACAGGGTCAAAAGAATCACCCATACTCTGTCTAAATCCGTTGTAAGTTGATTTTTTGCTTGCAACTATTGCACGCAGTTGTTCAACTATTTCATCGTTTCCGATAACTTCCAAAGAATCTCCATCACATGACAAAATAAACTTTGGGTCATTTAAAATTGCAATTTTCTTAATCATGCTGTAATCCTACCTTTTTTCTGTCATTACGGCCAAAGAGCATTGATAAAGGCATCAGAGTCAAGTAATGCAATTCGTGCTTCCAGTTTTGTTTTACGCTGCGCTACGGGCAGCCAGTGTCCGTTGCCAGAAGCCACATTCGGAATCAATGACTCAAATGAATCATATGTTCCGTCGTCAACCATTCCCTGGATGGCTATTGCCATTTCCATCAGGTCTTCCTTGAGTCGCCTCTTTGCTTGTTCTTTGGTTAAGGAACCGTTACTGACTAATGCCTTGTATCCATCTAATGGACTACTGTCCATATGTAATCTGCTGACATATGAGGCCATTCTTGCTGCGGTGGGCACTCCACTATCCTGTTCAAATGCGCGACCAAAGTCAATTGGAAGAGCGCCGTTACCTGGGAAGTACATTCCGTTTCTTCCATGTCTGTCCCCAGACGCAAGAAGCATATTGACAGCAAAGTGTGCCATTCTGGAACGCTCATCCGCAATGTTTCTACCGCTATAATCCGCAGCATGTCCTTCAGCAAAGTTGGGTCCCAATTCAAGAAGAAATGCCGCTGTATTGTTTCTATTCACAACTCTTGGCATTCCTTGTGCAAAACCTACACGCCGTGATATTTCAATGCCGACAAGTTCTCCGTGCTGTCCTCTTCCTTCTGAGTGTGGGTCTTGAGGCTTGCTGAGATATCCGCGCCCATCAATGCTTCCATCATCAGCAATATGTAAATAAAATGTTGGAGCAGTAATACTCTGACCTCGCAAAGCAATAAAGTCTTTGCCAGATTGTTTAATTCTCAAAAGTTCTGCTTTATCCTGGGCCGTTAACGCTGCTGGGTTAGTCCTCGCCACTGCAACATCTGAAAGAAGATTAGGGTTTCCTCTTAGATTGTCAGACCTAGCATCCATAGCGTCAAAGAGGAAATCATCAGGAATGTCATTTAGCGAACCGCGATAGGCAACTGCATCCTCTTTTGTATTGATTCCTTTATTCCCAATAGGGACTCGCACAATTTTTCCATCTGGCCCAGCCAATAATGGAAGGCTCTTTTGGTGGCGGTCTTTGCTGTTGTTCATTGGGCGAACATTTCCACCACGGGGACGGGCGGGCTGTGGAGCCTGTGGGGCCTGCGGGCGGGGACGGGCGGGTTGTGGAGCCTGTGGGCGAGGACGGCGAGGTGCTGCTGGTCTTGGTCTCGCAGGATTCGGTGCAGGATTCGGTAAGCCGTTTGCGCCTCTTCTCATTTTTTCTCCGCCAGCATCAAGTGCTTTCTGTAGGTCTTCGGCGTTTTCTACAACATAAAACTTGCCGTTAAGTTTCACAACTGCTGGCTCACGAACTTGAAAGTCATTTGCGTTCATTGCTTCATCTTGGATTCGGTCAAGTTTCTTAAATGCGGCCTCTTGATTTGCGAGCCCACGCTGATGACCCCATGGCTTAAAAGGAAGGCGTTGACGACGGGCAGGCTGAACCGCATCAGGTTCATCTGCTGGTTTTGGACGGCGAGTTGCTGTTCTCGCTGCGCCAGCATCTGTCGCTGCACGGCGAGCACCACGACCACCGTTTCTTTGTTGAGCGCGATTCCAGTTTTCTTCAACTGCTGAACCGTGGAATTGTTCCCACTCTTCTCTTCTCAAGAATCCAGCGTTACCGCCTTCTTCACGGATTTTACGAACGCGAGCCTGGTGCTCGTTGTATTTACGAGTCTTGTATTGCTCTAGTGTTTCGTTTGCTTTAGGTGCGCCCGCAGGAACTGGCGTCTTGCTTGTGTTGTCGGGAGCAGGACGAGGGCGGCGGGGTGCTTGGGGTTTAGGACCAGCATCTGGAACTTTTCTATTGTTTTTGCGTGCCCAATCTTCGTATGAATCAACAGACACAAATCTGTCTGCTCCTCCATAGCCAAATTGATGCTGTAACGAGTCAACATGCGCTTTGTAGTCGTTCCAGTCTTTGTTTGATACGCCGTCTGGTCGGTTTCTTTTTGCTTCTCGTTTTTGTTGCTCAAGTTCTCGTTTTTTTTGAGCAAGATATCTCTGCCTGTTTCCAACGGGGTCATTTGGATTAAAGTTGGGCAACTTGGGCAACTCTGGCATGTCTCTGTCTTCGCGAGGCGCGCGAGGTTGGCGTGGACGAGCAGGACGAGCCTGTGGAGCCTTCGGACGAGGACGGCGTGGGGCTGGCTTTGCTGGTGAGTCATCTGTTTCAAGAGCCTCCGCAAGACGACCTGCTGCACGCTCCAACAACCCACCTCGGTTGTTTTCTCCACGGCGTTGACGGCCTGGCTTCTTTGGCTTTTCTGGAGCGGTTGTCTCAAGAAGGTCACCAAGACGACCTGCTGCACGCTCCACTACTCCAGGACGACGCTCACGCTCTGGACCCGTCTCTAATGCGTTACCAACTGCACGGGCTGCACGCTCAACACGACCGCCTTCAACAAGACGGCGGGCAACTCGTTCGTTACGACGATTCACACGACGCTCACGACGCTGGTCGCCAACATTCTCTAGCCGCTCACCAAGGTCAGAGATTTCATTTGCTAAACGGCGGGCAACACCCCAACCACAGTTTCTTCCAAAACGGTCTGTAATTTGACCGCCGTACCGTGTGCCTGGAGGACAACGCCACCCGCCGCGGCGCTCAGTTCCTGGGATGGCAAGACCTGGGTCCCATGCTGCGCGAGTACGCTTAACTTCGTAAGCAAATGTTGATTTATTTGAATCAGTGATAAGCGACTTCGCTTTGAAGTTTACTGCGTTGCGCCAGTCTGAATTTTCAAGTGCATCAAGACGAACATCCATAAGTGACAAAACGGGGACGAGAGACTTTTCTTCTGTCTGTTCCGTTTCTTCTTTGTCTGATTCGCCTTTAGGTACTTTCTTGGCTTTTTTGATGAGTTCATCAATTTTTGTTTTGTTTGCACGGTTGGCGAGCATCGGTCCTTCAACAGACATTGAGTTATCAAGAGTGACAGAGAGTTGCTCTTTAGTGATTTTCTTAGCAGCGAAATCTTGGGTCATCCACGAAGCCCACGAGGTTGCGGATTCAGCAATCGGATAGAACTCTGTTCCCCCAGCGAGGATGCCAACAACTGCGTATGGCTTTCCAGTTCTGTCGTTGATAATGTAGGCTGACTGCATAATTAAATCCCAAGTAGGCGTAGTGCTTCTTTTTTGCGCGAAGTTAGTTTTTCTAGGCGAGTTTCGTAAAGTCTTTTAAGAATGTCAAGATGTTTTTGCTCGGCTATTGACAAGTCGCCATCTGCTGAAATTCTGGAAGCATATTCCGACCATTTGAATTTTCTTGCTCGCTCAATAAGCGTATCATAGACGCTGGTTGCGTCCGTCCGTTGTTTCGCTGTCATATTGCCGAACGAGTTGCGATAAATCATTCCGTTGCGGCCTTCCAAATAGTCTGGCAAATCAATATTAAATCTCTTTTTGATGTCTGCAGCGTCTAAGCCAGCAAGAGCAGAAAGTTCATTTGAAGACGGAACTACAGCGGTTCCAGACTGTGTTCTTACTGGTCTCAATGTTGCTGGTGACCTGTCACGAGCATCTGTCAAGAAATCTGAAACAAATACCTTCATGAGTTCTTTGGGGTCAACCTTGTCAAGCGTGAGGTCGGAATCTGAACGAACCGAGCCATTTGTTGCATCAGCAAGAATTGATTCACGAGAGCCATCTTTGCCAACAAGACGAGCACCAGGGGTGTTGATTCCAACCTGAGAAGCAACATCTGTATAAAAGCGTTCTGCGATTGCACCATTCTTTAGAGACTCTGGCACTTGGTAGTAAATCTTGCCCTGTCCGTCGGAGTACTCAATTATGCCTGTTCCAAGTTTTTTGGCGTCGTATTTCTTACTTCTGCGCAATGCGTCAGCAATTAAATCAGGAGGAAGGTCAAGCGGGTCGCCACCATCGTCAAGCATTTTGACCGCATCGGCAATGTTTCCAACTGTTTCGTTGGCGGTAGCGCCGTCTTCTCTGAGTGTTTCTGTTTCCCTTACTGGCTTCGTCTTATTATTTGAACGAGAACCATCCTTCATAAAGGTTTCATAGACCCATCGGCGTACTTGAATCTTCTTACCCTTATCGTTCTCTACCTCAATGAGGTCAAGAGGTTTATCAACATTAGGGAACTTTTCTGAATATTTGAAAGCACCGCCTGAGTTATTAGCGAAATCCCGAATATTGCCACCAACATCATATTGGTCGCTTGTTCCAGCCACTGCATTGAGTTGACGCCCAAATTTTCTCCGTTCTCCAACCGTCAACGGACGCTGACGCTCAATAGAAATAACCGAACCGTTAGGTGCTACATAGGAAACATTCATAATGGCTGGACCAGAAAGAAGAGCAAGGTCGTCGCCAATAATGTCTGAAGGTTTATCAATGGAGCGAACAAAAACGCCGTTCTCCATGTCGGGGTTGCCACCGAAGTTTCGCAAGACCGAAGATGGAACCACTGGACGCAAAATAACGCCATCTTTGCGAATTAAACGAGATTCCCCAGATGGCGAACCAGTGAGGCTTGTGATTATTCTGGAAAGAGTGGCAGAGCGAACCTTTGGATTCTCTGCACCGCTTCTAGGAACTTGAGCCATTCTTGTAATCTGGATTGCTCTATCTTGAGCGGTGTTTCCTTCAATTACCTGAGAAAGATTGTCTGCATTTGCTGGCGTAATGCTTGGCTTACGACCACCTAACCCACCGACGCCACCAGAGGTAGGCAATGCAAACAACTGTGCGCCGCAAGTTGAATAGTTTCTATCCGTGAAGCGACCGCCATACTGGAAACCAAAAGGACATCTGTATCCGCGTTCGTTTCTTCCAGGAATTCTTCTATTTCCTCCGCCACCAGGTGTAAGAGCAGAGTAAATGCGTGAGCGGATAGGGCTACGGATTTCGGACATGTCGCCTGGTATCACAACGCTTGCTGCACCTTGTACCGTTTGTCCGAGTCTTCCTTGTGAACCGATTATTCCAACCTTGACTTCTGTGATGTTCATGGTGGAGCCGATGCGAGCCTTTGTGGTTCGTGCGAACATTGCGGCTTTGTAGTTCAGAATGTTTCTATCTGAGAGGGGAGACTGTCCTCTTAGCGTGGATGACTTAGAACGAATGAGTGGCTCTAAGTGGCGCTTTTGGCTTTGGCTTCCGTCCAATAGGAATCTTTTTGCTTTAGATTTAGCGATAGTTGGCGACACTTCTAGCGTTTTATACCCGTCAATGATTGTTCTTTTGACAGTGGTGTCGGCAAGCATTAGTGGTCGCTGATGACGCAATAGGCTCTTTATTGATGTGTGCTTGTCAGCGTTCATTGGCACCTGTTCGCATCCTCTTACTTATGCGCAATAAGGCATTTTGTTGTCTATCTTCTTCTGGGTTTTGCTGGTTTTCAGTATTTAGTTCTTCATCAGCAACTTGAGATATAGCAAACCTTGCGCGAAGTTTGTTCAACATTGATTCTACCTCAGGGGTGACTTCACCAGTCTCAACATTCATGTAAGAAAATGTAGCAAGCAAATCATCAAAGTTGTTATATTTTCTTGACGCCAGATATTCATAGTAAGACTTTTGACGCTCAAAAGATTCGCATATAATTTCAAATTTTCCGTTGTCAAGAACAAAAACCAAAGGCTCAAATTTAGTTTTTGAATCCCCACCAATAAATGCGTATTTCATGCTACTGACGGAACCTTTTCTTTAGGTGTATCAGGAATGCCAGCAAGTTCTCGTAAGTTCATTGCTTCCTCTGCCTGCCGATATTTTTCTCTTTGTTCAAGAATTTCTAAAACTTGCTTTCTTTTGTAAGCAGGCATTAACGCCTCCGCAATATCTTCTGGGTTGCCGTTTTGCATTCCTTTTATTCTTGCAATTGCTGCCGCAAGGTTATCTCTTCTGGCTTGTGATGCCGATGTACCAAGAGAGCGAACATGGGAAATAACCTCGTCAATTTTGCTTTCCATCAGGTCTGTGTCAATTGTTCTCAACTGTTGTTGAATTCCTGCAATAGTGGAAGTTAACTCAGCAAAACCTTCGTCTGTAGCAAATTTTTCCATTTCGGCATCTCCTCCAGGGGTAATCCATGGCTGGAAATATCCGACGACTTCACCCGATTCTAATCTTGATTTTGGAACGCCATCCGTAAAGTCTGAAAAAGAAAACGCTCTTGAGTTGTCAATTGGTAAAAGCGACCTGACTCCGTCATCATCTGCAATTAAAGAATTACCTTCATGTCTATCAGGGTTTTGTATGATTGCATCAAGAACCCGCATACGCACTATTTCTTCGGGTGGCAAATTGTATTCATACGAAGAACCTGAACGCTCGTGCATGCGCATGCCCTCAATTGACCCGCTGTTTCTATTGTGAACTAGTTCGCTCACAAGAGCCAATCCAAATCCATCCTTACCCATAGCAAGCCTCATTGGCGTAGGTTCGTAACCCATCATTTCCTGAAATACCTCTGCGACTGCTTCGTTTACGGCTTCATCTCCAGCAAATGGCTTAGTAGAAGTGTCTGTCCCCCCTGGGTACTTGACACCAATCATTGCTCCTGTTTTCCCGTCAATCACACGGGTCATACCGTTGATTCCGCCACCTCGTCCGACTACTTCAAAACGAACAGGAGGGCCAATGTAGTTATCGTCTTTTCCGACGGCGTTATTCAAAATCGCGTCAACTAGATGCTCGTCGGGGATGTCTGAAAGTGCGCCACCGTCGGCTATATGTTTAATTGAATCGCTAGGTGATTGAAGAACAATGCTTGAGCCATCAATTGGTGAAATCACTTGATTTCCTACTGGAACTCTTCTCTGTTCAAGAAGGCCATTAGTGTCAGCAAAACCAACTTTTGCATCAGGAATCAAATCCCTATCTTTGTTTTTCTTTTTAATGCTTGACCTTTTAAAACCATCAGCAGAGCGAGAAGCAAGTTTTTCTGCTGCTTCGGCAACATTTCTGGCTGCTGTTTCCGCACTTGGTACCATACAGTTGGACATGTTGATATCGGTGAACTGGTTAGCATTTGGGGTGCCTGGGGGGCAACGCATCTTTCCGTTTTCATCAACGATTACGCCAGCACGGCGCGCAGCAGAAACACCAACAGACGGAAGTCCATTGTTTTCGCGAAGACTCGGACCAAGAAATCCTTTAGTGAATACAGAGTCGCTTAAAATGCGGAAAGCAAAATCAGCGTCCTTAACTCGTGCGTCAGGATTAAATCCGCGACGGTTCTTCACCAGAAAACCTCTGGCGAACTATTCGGCAGTGTCGGAAACGGGCTCGCTGGCGACAACAGACTCTTCAGCGACAGGCTCTTGAACTGCAGGTTCTTGAACAGCAGGCTCTTCAACGACGATAGCAACTTCTTCTACCTTCTTGTCGGCCTTCTTCTTAGGAGCCTTTGATTGCTCTGGCTGAATAGCCTTGTTCTGAATCTCTGAGAATCCAGCGGGGTTTGGTTGTGCAGTTTTCTTTGCCATTTTTTAGTCCTCCAGACCTGTGTCAATTTTCAACATTTCAAATTCCATAAGGTCGGCAAGGAACTTTGCAGCCTCAGTGTCTGCACTTTTCTCGCCGTCAGTCATGGTCTCTTCTGTCTCTTCCGACTCATCCATGTCCTCTTCGTCCATGTCCTCGTCATCTTCCTTCTTTGACCATTCTTCAGGAATCAACTCTTCAAGTTCAAGAGCAGCAGCACGCTTCATAATGTGGGCCTTTGCTGCTTCTTTGTCCTTTGCACGACCGTATGCCTGAATTGCATTCTTGAGGTCATCCTCGTCAGCAATTGGGTACGAACCGTCAGGAAGTGCTTCACCAGATTCTGACATCTTGTCGCGAGTCTCCTCGTCGTACATACGCTTCAAAGCAAGTTCAGCAACTTCGGCATCAATGTCTTCTGCTTCGTCAGCATCGTATTCATCCCAGCCCAGAACTTCACCGTCAAGACCAACGAACACATCGTAGGACTTTCCGTCAATTCCTTCAACCTCAACAGCGAAAGCGTCGTAGCCTTCAAACATGTCTGCATCAACGGCGATTACATCACCCTCAATTGACTTTGTTGCGATAGTGGCTGCTTCGTTGAACGAAATAACTTTTGTTCCACCAATTTCTGCAACTTCACCAATTACGCTGTCGTTAAGCAAGTGCCAACCCATGCATTCGCCTGTTGACCCATCAAAGAACGCCTCAATGGGCTTTCCATCTTTGCGCTGAACATCAACAACATAGATGTCTGTTTCGTCCGAGTAGCCTGAGTCAAGAACCTTGCCCGAGAACATGTCTTCAGCGATTCCTTCAACTTCAAGAAGGCTTGGCATATCTTGTTCTGGAGCGCATCCACCTGGGCACTGCGCACAAACCTGTGAAGCACCTGAAAGCATCTTGCGCTCAAAAGCACAAACGAATGAATCGTCATCCCAATCAAGAGACTTGACACCCATTGTTTCCATGCGCTTAGCACGAGCCTTCTTGCGCTTAGCAACAGGAGTCTCATCCATCATCTCGTCTTCAACATCTTCAACCATGTTGGACATAGGTGAGCCACCCTTGATGTCAAGGCCCTCAACGGTCACCCATTCATCATCAAGAGACTTCATGGTTACCGCAGTTGCGCCACACTTGCCGCATACCTTGTCTCCGACTTTGTATCCGCATTCCGAGAGTTCAAGACCCTTGGCGCATGTAACGCTGCCATCAGCGCCGAGTTTGACTGTAGGCTTATCTGCCATTTCTTCTGTCTCCTTGTATTGCATGGTTGACGAAAGACAACCTTTAGGATTTGAACATCCAGAACATGGAGCCATGCGCTTATCGCCTGAAACCATGCAATGAAATTTTGCTGTTGATTTTGGTAAACCGTTCTGAGAAGTATAACCCATTTGAGTATTCCGCTCTTAGTGATTGTCCTGTTTGTGTGAATCTTTATATGCCGAAAGAGCATTAATCATCGCACTTTTTGCTTCAGTTGAGACACTACTACCAAAATAGATTCCCGTCTCGCCAACTTCGGCATCAATTCCGTGGAAGTCAATAATTGGGTCAATCAGTGACTTGATATCAAAAAGGTCGTCAACTGGTGCCGTAATTCTCATCATGCCATTTGACTTAACCTGAACTACAGGCTCATCTGAAGGCTTGGAGACCGCAACTACTTCTTGTAGTAATTCCATAGCCTGCTGAAGTTTCTGCATGTTGCGGTTACTGATGACGCGCCCAGCCTTTGTCTGCATCTCTTCATTGATTGATTTTTCCAGTTCAGACATGACATTAATCAGACGCATTACGGGTCTGGCAGGCTTTGGTCCACTGCTTGCAGGACCGTCACAGCCGCATCCGCAGCCTCCTGGCTTCTTGCCAGGCTCGGTGTCCATACGACCATGAACTACCCAGCCGCCTTTTTCTTCTTCGCCTTCATGTTCCCAGTTTGAGTCATCGTTGATGTACTTCTTCATTTCTGGGTCTGAGTCAAAGAAAGTCTTGAGTTCCATCATTGCTTTCTTTTCCCATTCTTCGGGGGACATTCCATCAAGGTCTTCCATGTCGTCGCCCTTTTTGAAGGCAGACTGAAGTCTTTCGTTAAACTCACTGTCGCTAAAGATTGAGCCATCACGGACTCCACGAATCTTCTTTTTGCAGTTTTTCATTCCTGGGTGATGACACCCCTCGTTTGGCCACAGACCAGTAGTTTCATGATGCAACCATGCACAGATATTGTTCAATGGGTACAGTTCTGGGTGGTCAGCAAGAATTACCTTGCAACGACGGAAGCCACCAGGCTTTTTCATGATTGGACGCCAGTAACGCAGAAGTTTTTCAAGGTTGCCACGGCGAGGACCGTAACCACGCATGATGTCGCCAGTGATTTGCTCTTGAGGGACATCCAAAATCGCATCTTGAGGAGCCTTCATATCAAGGTCATCTTCAGCGACTTCTTCGTCTCCTGTTTTGCCCATGCATCCACACTTGCACATTTTTGGCTTAACGCCACCAGGCAGTGCTGGGTATTCTTCCATCTCTCGCTGGTATTGCTGAGTGATTGGGCTTGGGCTGGAAGGCGTTTCTTCCCTGTCGTCAATATCAACATCGGGCTTTTCAACTGGAAGATAGACAGTTTCTTGACGAACCTTTACTGGGTTGCCAAACATGAATTCATCGCCGTCAAAATGGTAAGTAACTCTAAGCGTCTGCTTTTTGTTTTGCTTGTCCATGTGGTCAAAAATAGCCATGTTAGGGTCTGCGTTGCGAAGACGAACCGCTCCACCGAAACGCATTGCTAAAGCACGAGCCAAGTTCCCTGCACGACCCATTGCTGGGTTGCCTGCTGGGACACCACCGTCAGGCCCTCGTGGTCCTGTGTAGTCAGAATCGTCGTCTTCTTCTCGTTCAGCACGATAGATAGATGTTGGGTATTTGCCCTTTTCTGCATCTTCTTCTTGCTCTTCGGACTTAATAGAGATTGTTCCAGTCAATTGGTTAGCGCCATGAAGAACAGGGGAAACCTCATAAAGTTCAACCTCACGAAGAAGGTTTGCCTGACGCTGGCTGTCATAGTCGGCATTAAGCGTCTTGTAGCCGATTGACCACTCCTGCTCTTCTCCAAAGAAAGAGACATCAGCAAAGGCTTGGCGACCACGCTCTGATTTCAAATTAAACTGAACTCTGGCGTAGAGTCCACCGATTCCAGCACGCTTCATTTTCATAGGGAGACGCGGGTCGTTTGGTCCAACCTCGTAGATTTCAATAACCTTGCCGATTGGTTCGTTCCAGTTGTGTCCCCAAACAACGCGAGGCTTGCGACGCTTGAGACTTTCATTAAAGCATCCTGGCAGGCAGATATCGCCAACAGAGTCTTTGTTTCCAAGCCCTGCAGCGAAGCATTCAACAATACCTTGGGCTTCGTCAACATTAACTTGGCCTTGCATCGCCTTGTATTCAGCACCAATAATGTCATGCTCGTTTACATGCGGCATAGAAACTCCAAAATCAACGGGTCTTGATACACAATAAACCATAACTGTCGTTGGTTTCGGCAACAATCAGTATATTTTGTAAATACTTTCAGTAAACTCGGTCAGGTTTCAGTAAACTAGATGTATTTGGAGATTTCTTCTTTGAGTTTCTCGGCACTGCGAGAGCCGATAATCCTGTCAACCTCAATACCGCGAGAGTAAATAATCATCGTAGGGATGCTCATAATCGCCTGCCCAAGAGCCAATTTTTCATGCTCATCAACATTTACAGCGCCAAACGCAACAGAGCCAGACAATTCATTGCTCAAAGACCTAATAATCGGTTCCATCACTTTGCAAGGACCGCACCATTCAGCCCAAAAGTCAACGACAGTAATTCTGTTTAATTTAACAAAGTCCTTAAAGGAAGATTCGGACAGTTGCACCACTGGCATTAGTCAAACCTCAATCTGCATCTGCAGTTAATGGTTAGTCCTATGGGAGCAAGAGGGTCGCCAGGAAATCTCAAAGAAGAACCATCAACACTAAAAGCATCCTTCATGTTGACCGTGTTGCCGTGGAGAAGCATGTGCTCTCCTCGTACTCGTGAGTCGCGGCGCGTAACCCATGTTTTTGTTCCGCCACCCATCTGGATTCCACTGAGAAATGTTCCAGCGTTGTAGGAAGTCTGAGCCTCTTGTTCTGCGATTGCTCGCTTTCTCTTGCCAAGCAGGTTGGCAAAGATTGCAGCAAGAGCCGCTTTAAGTAAGCCGATTCTGTCTTCATCGTCACCCATAGCCATAGCAATAATCAGGGCGGCGGCAATCTCTTCCTTGGTTGTGCTGTTGGCTTTCTCCATGCGTTGGATTTGTTCATCCACGATTTTGTCAACCTCTGACTCTTCTGCTTCTTCAGGCATCCCAGTTCTTTGCGCAGCAAGCGCTACAGCATCTATGGCAATCGCCTTGAGCATTGGTCTTACATCTTCATTGAGTTGCTTTGCCCATACTTCTGAATCAAAGATTGTTTCAATTTCTAGGGTCTTTGCCGAGAGTGCTTTGCGAGACTTCGCACCACTTGCTTTTTCTGAGATAACTCTTTGCTGGCGCTCGTAGTATCGCTCAAGGGTACGGTCAAGAATTTCTGTCCATCTGTCTGAGTCTTGTTCGGCTTTGATTCCCCAATCGTCATCAAAGGACATTTCAGCAGACTTGTATTCCATGCCGCCAAACTCGGCACTCAAAGCCCCTTCAGGAGTTGGTGCAACCGTCGTTTCAAGACTGGTTGGTGTTCCTTCTGGTGTTGGCGCTATTCCAGCGGCTGCCAAATCTTCTGGTGGTACCTCTGGGGAAGTCATAGGAAGCCCTGGGGGACCAGCAGCAGCGCCTGCAGCCATATCAACTGGCTGTTGCTCTTCTGGCTTAAACGGCTTCTCCGTGTTAGCAATAGGCGTTTGGTTGGGGTTCTGCAGAAGACTGTCAGCCAATTCGGAGTCAACCTTCTTCTTGCCTGTTCCGTCACGATATTCGTTTGCTGAAATCAAACCTTGTTGGAATTCATCCATCAGATAGCGAGCCCGCTCCTGCTTGGCAACAATCAGAATAGGAACACTGCTTGTGTCAAAATCAACATAGTAACGCTCGTCAAGGTCGTCAAGTGCGCGAGCAAGTGAGTCAAGATGAGGAAGCATTGTTTCCATCCAAAAGACACGCAACTCTTCTCCAGCATTAGAGAATGTACGACCAGCAGCGTTTCCAATTGCTGACTCTGGAACACCAAAGGCTGAAAGAATTTCTTCTTTTGTAATTTGACGCATTTGCATATAGGCGGCATCTCGTGGGCTTGCCGATGTATCAACGAAGTCAACACCATCATCGGAGGAGATAACCGTTGTTGCGCCAGTCTTGCCTAAGTTCCCGCGGAACCTATTGCGCAATTCATCTTTGTCGTCGTCATCAATTTCTCCACGAACAACAAGAAGACCTCCTGGTCGGCCATCGTTTAGAAGATAGTTACGGTTATACAGTTTTGCAAGGTTTTCAATCTCAATTGCTACGCCTGCAGATTCCATGGGAGTGATGGAGAGGTATGGGTCAAGCGGATGGGGACGACGAACCCAAATCACTTGCTCTGGTTTGAGATACACCTTGGTGCCATTTCGCATGTCAACTTCAAAACCAGAAACAAACTTTTTGGGGTCTGGAATGGGGCGGGTGTGTTGCGGTGGTAGAAGATGGAGGGCAATTACGCGACCATCGCGACCAAGGACTTTTTCAATAAAAGCGCCTCGGCTACTCATCAAGAGTTGCGCTGAAAGTCTGTATCGGAAGATGAATGAGTTTTCACCTTGGTTTGACTTTGAATTCAAGATGTCAAGAATTGAGTCTTTTTTAGAAATCACTGCACCTTGCGGAGAGTTGTCTTTCTTGAGAACCATGGGGAGGCGTGCCTGATTACCAGCAATGGCATCAATACATCTAAAAACCCAAGTTACCTTCTGCATTCCTTCACGATATGCGCGCTCAATATCCCAAGAGTCGCTATAGGGTTTCCCTGCAAATGAAGGGTTAAATGCAACAGGAGCGCCTGCATTAAGCATTGCTTTTTGGTCGTATCCGCTGAGCGACTTATTGGAATTCCATGCCATGTGTTATTCGTTTCCTAACAAGTACCCGTAGAGGCCAGAACAAACTCCAGCCGTTATTAATCCGTATTGGGGCGCAATCATCCACGCACCCATTGAATTAAATAATACAAAAAAAATCATGAACAAGTGGGCAGCATTGCCTCTATTCATCGCTTTTATTGATTTTACCCTAAGTTGGGCGAGTTGCACACGAAGTTTATTAAAGCGAGGACGCTTTCGTTTTTCAGTCACCATGGTGAAAGCACATTAGCCTATTCTTTGTGTTTTGTCATTACAAGAACGACTTTATCCCGTTTTTACCTGTTGAAAATAGTAGAGTTTTCACCTAGGAGATAACAATGCCTGACTGGAATGCCGTTTACGATTATCTGCAGCCTAAAGAACCATCTTTTTGCCCAGAGACACCCTCAATCACACAAAAAGTATTTTTGCGCACCTATGCGCTAGAAGGTCTCTTCGGTGGCGCTGCTGGTGGTGGAAAGTCTTCCGCTTTGCTGATGTCGGCACTTCAGTATGTGGATGTTCCTGGTTATTCGGCAATTCTTTTCCGTCGTACATTTGCTGACTTGTCCCTTCCTGGTGCGCTCATGGACAGATTCAAGTCGTGGATGGCTAATTATGATGACATTCACTGGAACGCCAACTCCTATGTAGCCACATTTCCGTCTGGGGCAAGAATTTCGTTCGGATATCTAAACAACACAAACGACTATCTCAGATACAAGGGTTCCGAATTCCAGTTCATCGGCATGGACGAAGTCACCGAAATCCGTGAATCTGACTATAGGTACCTTTTCTCTCGTCTTCGTCGCCCTGCTAGCGGTCCGCTGTCTCAGGTACCTCTTCGGATGAGGGCCGCTTCAAACCCTGCCCCTAATTGGGTTAGGCAGAGATTTATCGTGGAGGGTCACAATACGGGGAGAATCTTTGTCCCGAGCCTTTTGACGGACAACCCTGGAATTGACGCTGATTCGTATCGTCAGGCACTTTCAGCCCTTGACCCTGTTGAGCGTCGCCGTCTTGAGCACGGTGATTGGTGGTCTACAAGTCTTGGTACTTTGTTCAATCGTGAAGACTTTGTCATTATTGACCCAACAGATGTGCCGCAGGTCACATCCGCTGCTCGTGCTGTGAGATTTTGGGACTTGGCGGCTACTGAGCCACACTCTGGAAACCCAGACCCTGACTGGACCGTTGGTACACTAATGCTCTTTGACCAAGGTATTGCCTATATTATGGATGTCCGTAAGATAAGGGCAAGAGGCGAAAAGGTGGAACAACTAATCGCTCAAACTGCCGCCGAAGATGGACACATGGTGTCAATCAGAATTGAACAAGAACCAGGCTCTAGCGGAAAAGCCCTTATTGACCAGTACGCCCGCTATGTCGTCCCTGGGTACGACTTGATTGGTCTGCGCTCCTCTGGAGACAAAGTCACCCGTGCTCGCCCATTCGCTGCCGCTGTGGCTAACGGGAATGTGCGCCTTGTACGAAGTTCGTGGCTTACTGACTGGCTAGATGAATTTGCTTCGTTCCCTGAGGCAGTCAATCACGATGACCAAGTTGACTCTGCTGTAGGTGCATTTACATATTTGGCAGGTTTGGGCTTGCCTCAGCGCAGAAGAGCCGCTATCATCATTTAGTAAATATTGTAATAACTATCTACGAAGGAAAATTATGGCTACCAATGCCAATGATGTACTAACAAAACTTATTAGACAACTTATGGATGTTGAAGACCAACTCAACGAATTCCTGGAATCAGAACCATCACTTGAAGAAGTTGGTGAATCTTTGGTTAAGTTGCATGAAGTAAAAAGCACAATGGGCGACCTTTACTCTTTTTACTCCACAAAGGTCATGACCGTTTTTCAAAATGCAAAAGTTGAAGACATGTCTGTTGGTCCAGTAACAATTGAAGTACGCGGTGCTGCAGACAGAAAGAAATGGGACCACGAAACACTGGCGACAACGGTGTCTCGCAAAATCATGGAATCTGCTATTGACTTAGACACAGGGGAAGTGGTACTGTCCCCTCAGGAAATCGCCGTCAAGATGTTGGACTTTATTCAGCCTTCCTATTGGAGGGTCAAGGAACTTGCAAAGTTTGGCATTAACGCAGATAATTACTGCGAAGTCGGTGACTACAAAACAAATATCATTATTAGAAAGGCCAAATAGTGGCTGCTACAAAAAAGACAATTACACCACCTGAGGAAGAAATCATCGCTAGTGAACAAGTTGCAACTCGTGACTTCACTAGCGAAATTAACAACTGGAATAAAATCCGTAAGGAAGAGAAAGAGCACCTTGTCAGAGTGCAACGAGAACTTTCGGAACCATTCCCTCCAGAAGTTCAGCGTCAACTAAAAAAGGGCGGCACTTACTTAACTTACATTCCAGTCAGTGAAGTAATTACACGACTAAATAAAGTTCTCGGCTTTGACGCTTGGTCATACGAAATCATCAAATGTGAGCGCGACTCTCTTGACCCTGATTTCATCGTCGCACATGTCCGAATGAGTATCTATCCAGGTACAGACAAGTTTGTCAGCGTAACGAAAGACGGATTCGGCGGTCAGAAAATCAAACGCACTAAGCAGGGCGACATCGTTGACCTCGGAGACGAATTTAAAGGCGCAGTATCTGATGCGCTCAAAAAGGCTGCTCAGGCTATTGGTGTGGGTCTTTATCTTGCTCGTACAGAAGAAGCAATGGAAGCGACAGAGGCTCCTGCTCCAGTAGTACAGAAACTTGTTGACCCACAGATTGAAGAAATGTGGACAAGTTTCACAAGTCTTGTTGGCGGGTTTGGCGCTGACGGAAAAGCGCAACTGAACAAGTTCTGGACAGAACACGCTGGTGGTCGTCCAAAACCAACACTGGCAACTGCGACAACAGATGACCTTGAGGCTTTGATTGGCGAGTGTGTTCGCATTTCGTTTAATGGCGAAACGCAGGACAATGAGTAATCCCCTACTCAAAGCACCCGAATATTTATCACCTTCGTCTATTTCAACATTCCAACAGTGTCCTTTAAAGTACAAACTTTCACGCATTGATGGGCTTACGGAACCACCCACAGAGGCAACTCTTCGTGGTAACTATGTTCACTCTGTCTTGGAAGATTTGTATGGACTCCCTGCGGAACACAGAACAATTGAGAGTGCTCGCCAGTTGGCTAAAGACTGGTGGGAAAACGAATATGAAGAAAAAACACTTCCGTATGTCCGTGGCGAAAAGGACAGGAGAATGTTTAGATGGACCTCTTGGTGGTGCATTGAAAATCTTTTCTCTATGGAAAAACCTTCAGAAATCAATTTTGACGGCCTAGAGACCGAACTCAATAACGATATTGATGGTGTCGCTATTAAGGGATTTATAGATAGGTGGCGTAGAACTGAAGATGGAATCATCATCGGTGACTACAAAACTGGCAAAGCGCCAGCACCAAGGTTCCAAGAAGATAAATACTTTCAACTTTTCCTGTACGGATATGTAATTGAAAAGCAACTGAAAGAAACCGTATCTGCGGTTGAATTGTTGTTTATCAAAGACTCTGTTCGTCTTGCTAGAAAAATGGAAGATTCCGACAGGGAACAAGTCAGGTCAACCGTTGTAGAAGTCCGCAAAGGAATTGACGAACGATGTGAATCTGGTGTATTTGAACCAATCAAGCACAAGTTATGCGACTGGTGCTCTTTTAAAACAATCTGCCCAATATGGAGTAATAGAAAATGAACGATGATGCTTTTGCTCGGCTTGTAGCCGAAGAAATTAAAAACAACGCCTCAGATGAGCAGCGTGATTATTTATGTCTGCCTGAGAACTGGAGCCGTTGGCACAGGGCTGTTCAAGCCCTTGCAAACAACCTTGACAATCAACTTAAATTGATTCATGAAAGAAACCAAGAAGAAGTTGCTAGGTATCAAGAACTTGGCGAAGACGGCATTCGGCTCATTGCTGAAACAACAGCCGAATCTGATAACAGGCGGAAGAAGATTGAACGATTTAAGTTTCATGTAACTTCCCGCCTAGACGAAGTAGCACGCATGATTGCTCTTGGTACTGATGCCGTGGAGGAGCGACTAAAGACGGTTGAATTCCTGCGTAAGGCGATTGAATCACACAAACAGAAGATGCGTGAATACGAGATGGAGGCAACCCCCATAGACGCTGCGCTTTGGGCTTCTCTTGATGGTCGTTGGGATTTTGAAAACATCAATGAAGACACAATGACCGACTACCTGGATAAGTGACATGACTCGTCAAAGAATGTTTCTAGATATCTCCTGTGTTGATGCCGCTCGGCAAAGAATCAGGCACATCTACGACACTTTTGACACGGTATGTGTCCAGTTTTCTGGTGGCAAAGACTCAACAGCAATTCTTTATTTGGCAAAAGAAATCCATGAAGAACGCGGTCTTGGACCAGTAAAAGTTATTTTTCGTGATGAAGAAATGGTCAGTCCGCTGGTTATTGATTTTATTATGAAAGTTAGGGATTACGACTGGGTTGACATGGAATGGTATTGCCTTCCAGTTGGTCAAGAAGTGTGGGTTTTGGGTCGCCGTGAATATGCTCTTCTCTGGTCTCCAGAAAGAGAAAAACGAGGGAGGCTTGTTAGGGAGATGCCAGATTTCGCTATCAAGGCAGAACATTTTGGCATTGACCCATCACGCCCAGTACCTGAGACTATTGACTTTTATACAATGCAGGGAAAGACGGGCAGAACGGCTTTCCTTACTGGTGTTCGGGCGAACGAGTCAATGATTCGCTACAGGTCATGTGTTCAAAAACTCCACGAGAACTACATCAACATTCCTTTTAGGATGAAAAAATCTGTTCCTTTGAGGTTTGCAAAAGTCATTTACGACTGGACAACAGATGATGTTTTAAAGTTTATTACTGAAGAACATGGCGCAGAGTATTGCGAGTATTACGACATTGCTTCTATCACTGGTAGCAACACTCGGGTTGGCATCCCCTTGCATGCGGTTGCTTCTCGTCGTCTTGGCGATGTGGTTGCAACTGAGCCTGATTTTTTTGACAGGCTCTATGAGTGTTACCCGCAGGTTGATGCTCAGCGCAGATGGTGGTCTTCGTTCAACATTGAGGGGTTAGTCCTTGATTATGTTTCAAGGGGTTGGGATGGCGTCAGAGACTGTATTGAGGAAAATATGTTGACTCCTGGCTTTCAGGCTTCTGCATATAAATTCGCTGGAGAGTTTAGAAAGAAGCAGGCAAAAGACCCGTTCTCGTACCCTCTTGACTCTTTGATTAGAACTCTTCTTCTTAACGAGTTCCAAGTGACAAGCCCTAATCCTGTTGGTCCCAAAACAAGAGCGCACACCATGCGTCTCGCTGCTGCTCAGCAGGAAGAGGCAGATTTAAACGATTTAGACAGATTGGATGACACACGATGAAAATTGAATATACGGCTTTTGACTCTATTAAGCCCGCCGACTGGAGGGTCAATTATGTCCTCAAACCAGACATGGAGTTACTACGACTTTCCATGAACGAGTGTGGTTGGTTGCAGCCCATTATTGTCAGAGCAGAAGATATGACAATAATTGACGGAACGCACCGTTGGGTTATTGCTGCAGAAAAAACCTTTCAGCGCAAGCATGGGGACACGATTCCAGTTCTGTTTTTTGATGTTGATGAAATTGATGCAATGGTCATGCATGTCAGACTAAACAGGGCGAGGGGTGACATTTTTGCTAAACCTTTTTCAAAGTTGCTAAAGCAAATCGTTCTCTCTGACAAGTATTCTTCAGAAGATTTAGAAGAAATGCTAGTCATGTCTCCAGACGAGGTTGACCTTATGCTTGCTGGCGGTCTTCTCAAACAACGCAAAATACCTAATCATCAGTATTCTCGTGCATGGGTGCCAGTTGAGGCTCCATCTGCAGAAAAACTTAACTCTGCAGCCATTGAAAGACCACCGAATCCAGATAGATGACAGGCGAATAGCCTCAATGTGGTAAAGTTTCGTAAGTCTATTGCGGAGGACCACAGATGCCCACCTCACTTCTTACAGAAGACATTGAATTTTTAACCGATGTTGACACGAGCGGCAATGTCGTTCGTCGTGGCGAGTTCATTCGTCGTCCCCGTCGTGTCGGCGGAAGAAATGTTCCTGGTAACGCTCGTTACTATCGCCGTCGTCAGGCTGAACTTCTTGCTGGTCGCCGTGCTGCACAACGCGGAGGAGGCGCAGCAGGAGGCGCTCGTCGCCCTGCTGGTGGTGCTGCTGGAGGCGCAGGCCGTGCTCGTCGCCAAACAGCCGCTCCTTCTGGTGGTCAGCGTCGTGGAGGAATTATCAGCAGAATCCGCCGTGCAGTGAGAACTGCGGCGCGTAATGTTGAGAGCCGTCAGCGAAACCGTAGGAATCGCCGTAACCGCCGATAATTGGAGGTAGTTAGCGATGCTAGTTTCTGTCGCTGACCTTACCAAGTACATGGATATCCGTTTCTCCAACCGTCAGGAGGAGGCAGCGGAATTCGTTCTTGAGGGTCTACAAAGTGAACTTGAAGGCTATCTTCGTCGTCCTATTGAGCCGACTGAATTTACCGAAACACATGTCATGGACTCAAACTATGTGGGCGTACCCACATCTTCGTTCTTTTATAACGAAAGTCTTGACACAACATTTAACACTGTTACATATTTTACGCCTCCGACAACGGTTTATGCGAGAAATTCACCAATCGTCAGTGTTGATTCAGTGGTTGTCCGTCAACAGACAGAGTCGGTAGGCACGACCCTGACGGAAGGTCTGGATTTTACTATTCGTCGCTACGGCATTGATGTTTACCGTGCTTACGCAAACGACGAAGTAACAATCACATACACTGCTGGTCTTGAAGGTTCGGCAATCAAAATGTTTAAGTTGATGATTTTGCGAGCCGCGACAAGAGAAATGCAAAATATGCATGATGATGTTGTGGGTATCAAAGACCTTGAAACACGAAATGTTGCTCCGCTTGAAACTGGTTTTACCGAAAAAGAACTTCTTTCCGTTAAACGCTGGCGCAGGGTCAGGATTTCCTAAATGATGAAAATCATGATGAGGTGCGACACCAGAAGGGCGATGGCGCGACTTGACAACATGGAAGAAGCGGCAAAGGATTTTCGTGTTGTTTTTCAATGGGCTAGAACAGAACTAGCAAAAGCAAATGCTGCAAACTTCTCCGCATCTGGTCTGCCCGTTGGTGGATGGTCGCCACTCAAACCAAAGTACTCATCGTGGAAGTCTAGAAATTTCCCTGGGGCACCCATAATGGTTCAGAATGGTGCGTTACGCAGGGATTTGTCAACACTTCGTGGTCCAGCAAATGATATTCGTAGAACTAGCGCAAAATTCGGTACATCTATTGAATATGCCAAATTCCACCAGTACGGAACAACCAGAATGGCAAAGCGTCAAATAGTCTTTGAGCCACCATTATTCGCAAAACAACTTGCGGAAAAGGCAAAACAGCACATTGTTGACGCAGCCAATGGCGCAAGAAGGAGGCGAGCATGACAGATATGTTGATGCAAGGCCCACAGTTTGCAAAGAAATATGTGACTGATTATCTACAAAGAGATATTCCCAACCGTCTTACCAGATACAGAAATGGATGGGGGGTTGACGACTACACGCTTCCAAATCCTGAACTGTATTTGACCTATGAACCAATCGCCCTTGACCATTGGCCCACTGTTATAACCGTAGTTATTTCCACGAACTCCTTTGATAGGGCTGGATTTATTGACGGCGGAAATCCTATTTATAGAGTTAATTATTCAATGAGAACATATGTTTGGGTTAAAACAGAAGGTTCTGAGGAAGTGACGATAATGCGTGACAGGCTTACAACTGTTTTGCGTTCCGCCCTTCTGGACTACCCAAATCTTCAATCTTGCGATACTTCTGGTGACGCAAATCCAGAGATGAACGAGTCAACGCTAAGAGAAGAATATTCAGATTTGACGCTAATAAAGGGAGACCGTGTCTTGGCTGGGGCATATTTAGGCTATGATTTAAGTCTGAACGAAGTTGTCTATAGAAATCCGCTGTCTAGTTTGTCTGGCGTTGATATAGAAGTTCAAAATTTAAGGTAAGGGTTGGCAAATGGCTCGGTCAAACAAAGTAACAGTATGGAATGCAGCGCAACATGTGCTCAAGGTTGGTCATAGCCGCCTGCTTCTTAGCCCTGGACACACTTTAGTTATTGAGCGAGACGGACACATGGATGCTCTTTTGGAGAGCGGAAAACTTATCATTATTCAAGATGTTGTTGAAGTTGTTGCAGAAACTGAAGAGCAGCCTAAGAAAAAGAAAAAAGAAACTACTGAAACTTTGCAAGAAGAGCCAGTAGTTGATGTAAGCCCTACTGAAGATGCCGAAGATTCAATACTTCCCGAAGAAGTTGATTGATTTAGGTATACTCACAGTAGATGTTGTTTCCCACTGAATAACACCAAAACGGAGGATGGCGAATGCCAGGAGTAAGTATTTCAACTGCAGTCCGCACTGGACCAGTAAACGCTGGCATTGCACCAGCATCCACCTTCTTCATTGTTGGTGAGACAGAGCGCGGAACAGACAGTGTTGCTGTTGCAATTTCAAGCCTTGAAGAGTATGTTTCATACTTTGGTGGCTACGAAGCAAACAAGTACACATACCAACAAATGCGCACCTTCTTTGAAGAGGGTGGTGCTCGCGCTGTTGTTGCCCGTGTTTCTGCTTCTACTGAACACGATGGTGTTGCAGCCTCTAAAGTTCTTGTAGCCAATCCAGCAAGTGCTGCGGGCGTTACACTCACTGCCGTCGGTAGAGGCGAATGGGGTGACAGTCTTCATGTGTCGGTTGTTAATAATGACGATGAAAACTTTGATATCACCCTTTACTACGGCGGAACAGACCCAGTTGTCAATCTTGTTGCTCAGACCACTGGCCACACAAGCCTGACTAGCGCTATTGAGGCAATTAACAACAGTTCCACCTTCGGCAAGTACTGCACAGCAGCATTGACTGATGGCGCATCACCAACAGCCCTTCTTGCAGACCTTGCTGTCGCCGCTTTCATCTCTGGTGATGACGGAATGAAGACGGAGTCTGACTTCCTTGACGCTCTGGACTTGTTTATAGAAGACTTTGGCCCTGGCGCGGTATCAATTCCTGGTCTTGCAGACGGGTCCGATGACAGCACTCTTTGGAATGCAATTAAAGACCATTGTGTTGCAAATAACAGAATTGGAATCTTGTCTTTCCATTCTGGCGCAACTACTGGTGCGGTTATTGCTACTGCGGATACATATGGCGCAAGCGACAACTCAGACCATGAGTATCTCGCTATGTATCACCCGTGGGTAAAGGTTCCTTCTGGTAGCGGAACGACCCTTACGATTCCGCCTGATGGTTATGTTGCAGCAAAGCGCTCACTGGCTCACAACCGAGTCGGCACATGGCAGCCGTTCGCTGGTATTTCAAGCGAAGGCTCATTCGTCACTGGACTTGCAAGCGCCGTGGGCAGAACGGATGCACAGAATCTTGACAATGCTCGTGTAAATGCAATTCGCATCATTAATAACACTGTGCGCATTTATGGTGCTCGTTCACGCTCAACAAATACGGCACAGTGGCGGTTTATCACTCATCGCGATACAATCAACTATATCGTTGACCGCTGTCAGGTAGCGCTTGAACCGCTCGTGTTCTCCACGATTAACGGTCGCCGCACAATTTACTTGAGCATCTCTAGCGCCATCAAGGGTGTTATGGAGCCAATTCGCTCTGCTGGCGGCCTTTTTGAAGGCTTTGATGCCAACGGTAAACAACTTGACTTCGGATACACGATTAAGATTGATGACACGATTAACCCATTGTCTCAACTTGAGTCTGGTTTAGTTAAAGCACAACTCGGTGTTCGCGTTTCAAGTATCGGTGACAAGATTGAGGTTAACCTCATCAAGTCAAATCTCACAGCAACGCTCGTCTAACGGAGGACATTAATGGCTAAGAAATTCGCATCACAGCGTCAGGTTCTCGCAAGCATCTCTATAACAGATGGGCAGGAAAAAATCGGTTTATCCACCAGTGGTTTTGCTGATGCTTTTGCACAGGTTTCTGGTGGTGAAATTACTGCAGCGGTAGAAAAGGTTTACCGTGGTGGCCAGTTGTTCCCAGAGACCCTTTGTGCCCCAGCAGAAATCGGTGACATCACCCTTACTGACTTCGTTGACACTGACAGTTCTGATTTTGCTGCTGATATCGCACTGCTTCGTCAATATGTTGGTCGCGTGTATTACGACATCACTGTCGCTACTTATAACTGCGACCTCGCAGAGCCTGGCTCGGGTCGTTTTTATAGCAAGGCCCTTCTTGTTGGTTTGACCGAGTCAGATGGAGATTCTTCCTCTGGCGCGCCAGCAACATACGCAATGACATTCAGCATCTCTTCGGTTGCTGTACCTACTGACGCCTAAGTAGCCGAAACAAAACATTTGATAGTTACTCGTATTCGGGTTTTGTTGTGATAGTTTTCAGAGCATGAGCGATACTTCAAACGAATACACCGTTGTTACAAATGTTGACACCCCTTCACTGTTGTCTACATCTTTTGATTCTGAAAATGTTCTTGAGAAACTCAAGAGCGCAATTCAGAAAAAGATTCAACGCCCAGTAGTGGAAATTAACATTCCTGAGCGACCAGGTGTTGCACTTCAAATTGCGCCAAATATTACGCAAAACCAAATCCGTGCTTGGCGTAAGAATGCTGGTGAAGACACAAAGAACGGCATGGACACAGTAAAGTTTGCATGCGCAGTTGTTGCGCACACCACGACAGCAATATTGATTAATGGCGAAGTCGCCCAAGGCGAATCTGGCCATGACCTTACATTCGCATCTCCAGAAATCTTAAAGATGACTGAAACGACTCGCCCGTATCCTGATTGCGTTAAGGCTTTCTTTGGGATTGAACCACACATTGAGGCTGCTGCTGTAGCGATTATGGAGGCCGCAGGGTACGGTGACACCGTTGATGCTGTGGACCCTATGATGAAATCTACTACGGACTAGTAGATGACCCGCGGGTAATTACTGCTGCTCGCTTGGGCGAGTTGTTTGGTACTGACCCTATTCAAATCTTAAACAGTTCCGAAGAGGAATGGCTCATTAGGATGGCATGTGCTAAAGTTATTGAGCAGGACCATTCGGAGCAGCAAAAAACTTAAAAAGTAAAGGGTTTCATTTCTTGGCACTGAGGTAGCAGATGGCTGATGTCAATATTAAAATTGATATTGATGCAGACACATCTGCCATAGACCGTGTACGGGCAAAACTGCGCTCCCTTTGCAAAGAAGTTGATGACTGCACGGGCACGATTGATAAGCACACCAAGTCTCTAAAAGACCTAAGCGATGCTCAAGATAAAACGGGCAGAGGTAGCGGTAAAAATGGCAATGCATTCAACAAAGCAGGCAAAGCCTCCAAGTCTCTAACAGGATTTCTTGCCAAATTGGCAAAATTCGGGTTCATGTACCTTGCGGTTGAAGCCGCTGCTGCTCTTTTGGTGATTGCTTCTGCTGGAATTCTTTTTAAATCAGGCCAAATACTAGCAAAAGCATATGAAATGTCGCTAAGCGGTGTCGCATACGGTTTTGCGGCAATCGTCGCAGCAGGTTCTGCCGCGCTGGCAGCAATGAGACAGTTTCAAGCAGTCCAGTTCGCTCCATCATTTAGTGAAGGAACAATCAACACGGACGACCCGATGCGTGCCGCTTCCGCCAGTATGAAGATGTTTATTGATGACCAAGCAATGGCTGTTATCGGAACAAAAGGTCTTACCGCTGCGTTCAAAACCCTCAATGACCAGCAGCAAATAACTGGAGAAACAACAGCAGTTTTTAGACAGTTGAGCAACTACACCGCTGGTATGGGTGGGGACATGGAGAAGGGTTCGCAAGCAATGGCGAAATTCCTTGCTCAGTTCCAAAAAGACAAAAGAATGACCGAAGCCGTAAAAGAGGCTGGCAAAGAACTGGGCCCAGGGTTTAAAAAAATCCTTAATGAAGCAAACAAATTAGGTTTAAACACATATGAGAAGTTTACTAAAGCGGCTCTTGAAGGCGAACTTGGTGAAACATTCGCAAAATACTCGGGTCAATTAAACGCCGTCAACAGTACGGTTATTGGTCAATTCAAGCAAGGTTTTGCCTCTATTAAAAACATCCTTGTTGAGGTAGGTGAACCACTTCTCGGTCCCCTGACTAAACAGATTCCACGAGTGGTAAATATTCTCAAGGGTTTGATTTTAACTATCCGTGGAAATGTTGAAGCCATTGGTAAGGGAAGTGCTTTAGATGGTCTTGTTAACGGCTTTGAAAAGATTGCTCTCTGGATTGGCAAGATTGTCAATAGGGATATCGGTAAGGCTGGTGATTCGCTAAACACGATTGTTAACGGCTGGCGCAGCATGATGTCTTTCTTTGAAAAGATTCAGGATTATCTTCGCCCTCTTCTCCCTGCTTCATATGCTTTGGGCCGTATAGCCAAGGAACTGCTTAGTGTTTTCGGCGGAAGCATTGATGGAAAAATCCAAAAATTCAGCGATGCCATAATTGAAAATGAGCAAAAGTTAAAGGATTTTGTTCGCGGCTTTGGAGACCTTCTTACTGGCTTCGGAGAGTTTGGTAATGCTGTAACCAGCATTATTGGCACTTTGTTGCCTGGTCTCTCAAAGTTGCTCACTTTGATGGGAGACATTTTTAGTTTTCTAGCAAAGTTACTTGTGCCTTTAAATAAAATTGTTGGAATAATTATGTGGCTTGCTAAAGGTCTTGACGCAATCTTGAACCCCATTTTGACCGTAGTTGATAAAATAACTTTTGGTGTTGTTTCTTTTAGGGATGTTGTTCAGAGTTTGACTGCTGCTGTTCTTGCTTTTGCTGCTGCAATGCTTGTGTCTAGTAAGGCTAGAGCCGCTGGAAAAGGATTTTTTTCTCGTGCTGCTGACGATGCTATGGATATGGGCGGAGGAGGTAAAAAGGGCAAGTTTGGGAAGTTCCTCGGAAGGACTGCTAAAGGCGGTGCGAAGGCGGGCGGTAGGGGGATTATGTCTCTTGGTCGCGGTGCTGTTTCAATGGGTGGAAAGTTGGCAGCAAAATTTGGCGCAACAGGTGGTGCTGCAGGAGGTGGTGCTGCTACCGCAGCGACCGCGCTTGGAGGTTTGGCAATCGTTGGCGGTTCAGCATACGGCGGTTCAAAGGCTGGAGGATTTGTAAGCGACAAGTTGTTTAACGACGACAGTGTAATGAGCAAAACTGGCGGTGCGCTTACTGGAGCAGCCGCAGGCGCAGGTACGGGGGCCCTTGTTGGTGCTGGTATCGGTTCACTTTTTGGTGGAGTCGGCGCGGCTCCTGGTGCAGCGATTGGTGCAGTGGTCGGAGCAGTTTTTGGTGGTATCAGTGGATGGGTTAGTGCTGGTAAAGAAAAGAAAGCAGCACGAAAAGCGGCTGAGGACATTCTTAAAAACTTTGGTACAGAGTTAGATTCTGCCATCAAAGATGGGGACACTCAGGGTATTGCTGATGCTGCCGCAAAAATGAATAAAGAACTGCTTGAACTTTCAGGTTCAAATAAATACGGTTCAAAAGAGGTTAAAAGAAGAGAAGCAGAAATTAAAGCAGCAATGAAGCAAGCGGAAAATGCTTCATCTAACTTTTCCGCGTTTGAATCAATTTTTGGTGACCCAGACCAGTTGATGTCTGAACTTGAAAAGCAAGGGAAAAGTGCTGACCTTGTAAAAAATGGAATTATTGATATTTTCCAGATTATGCGCGATGGCGGGCATGATGTTGCGGCAACATGGTCTTCAGTTATGAGCGAGTTTAACCAAAAACTTCTTACTGCTCGTCTTGCAATGTTTCAACTTCCTCTTCAAACTATTGCAATGCAAGAAAAAGTTAATGCTGCCCAACAAAGGGTTATGGAAGGGGATACATCTGAACAATCAATAATTTCCTTCCTTCAGGATGCTTTTGAGTATTCAATGAATCTCTCTCAAGGTGATGTAACAAAAGGAACAATTCATTTCCAGAAAACTATTGAAAAAGTTAGTGGCCCTGGTGGCTCAATGAATAAGGTTGCTGACAAACTTATGGAGCAGGCTGACAAGTTGAATTTGTTTGACCCTCAGGTTTTTGCTGACCAGTTAATTGCTAGTGGACAGACAGAAGTTCAGGGTCGGGCTCTTGCTGCTTTGACTGGCCAGGATTCAGCGCTTGCAACAGTGGAAATTAATCGTCGTTTGCAGGCAGGCGGAGCGGAAGAATCGGACAGAATCAATAAACTTCTCCAATACGGAACTGCTGGCCGTTTAGATGGGGACGAACTTATGATGGCTATGAGTGGCGATACTGTAATGATGGAGTCAATGCTTGAGAAGGCAAGGCTGCGGGAAGCATATTCACACTCTCGCGCTGGAAATATGCACGGCGGGGAAGGTGGCGTCGCTGCACCAAACAGCAACCCAGTCAATGTTGGTGGAGTAACTGTTAATGTTGCTGGTTTTATCACTGACGATAAAACCGCTAAAAGAATTGCCCAGATGGTTCAAGCGGAAGTTGCTAGACAAAGAGCCAGGACAGGCAGGGCAGGTAGTTAAAAATGTATACAGTTCTTCAAGACAACAAAGACATTCTTCGCTACAGGGGCCTTTTGTACCCTGCGGAATCTTTACTAGAGGCACAGAAAGAGGCGTTTAGACTTGCTTTGCTGCAAGTAGGAGACTTGAGTACGAATGCTATTGGTAGATTTACCGAAGGAAAAACGCAAGACCCGAACAAGGTTACTTCAACCAATCCTTATATGAGGTTACTGCCTCCTTCTGGTGGACACTCAGATAATACTGTTTACGATTTTTATTTTCCCTTTTTGCCTCAAGGTATTGATTACAGTGATTTATCTGACGAAATTGCAGAAATCCAACGAGCAGGAACAACACCAATAGTTACTTTTCGTGGACATAGGCTTATGAAAGTTTCAATGGAGTTTCTTGTTGCAGTACCTTATGACGGAATTTTTCTTGACATTGAGGAAAGCCTTCAGATTCTTAGAATTTTTTCAACATACTCAAACAGGAGTGTTGTTTTTTATCATCTTGATAGAAACCTAACTCGCGGATACAACTATAGACTTGGTCCGTATGCAAGACCGCCTGCATTTAATATCACCGAAATGAGCATCAATGCTCGTCAGCGCAATGCAGATGGAAAAATCACTCAGGCAATTATTCGTTTAAGTCTTGTTGAGAACAGAAACCCTGACATTGTTGTTACAAGAGTTCCTCCTTTTAGAAAAAAGAAGCCGAAAAAAAGAATTCCAGCACCAGTGCGCCCCCCAAGACCTGCGAGAATTGAACCGTACACAGCAACGGCTGCGCTCATACCAATATCTTTTGTGAATCCATAATGTCTGCTTTGCACCCAACCGATAGAAAACCATTTTTACTTTATGCAAGTGACAGAACATTTCGCGATGCAACTGAAGCGGTGTTGGATATTCGGAGAAATTACACCATGGATGCTGGTGCTCAGATTTCTATCAATATATACGACGACGAATGCAAAATGCTGAAGGCTGGATATTTTAGAAACGGCACAGAATATAAATGGGGTGGAGAAGACTGGATTGTTAATGCTGTCAGCATTCAACAAGGTGAAGGAAATGGCGCTTTAGTTAACATGGAACTTTTGGAGAGAAAGTTTCATTTGATGAAAAACAACTTTCAGCCTCAAAACTTTCGTGCAGCGAATGGTTTTTCTTTTGCTGAAAAAATTGCTAAAAAATATCAATTAAAGTTTGTTGGCGAAAAAGTTAAAGGAAAGCAAGAAACAATTAAGATTAAATCAAAAAATAATAAAGAATCTGTTTGGTCTGTTTTACAAAGGTCGGCATCAGATAACCAGTATTTGTGTTTTATTGCTGATAAAACTTTGTTTTTTGCTTCTCCGAAGTATCTGATTGGTAGATGGGGTACCAAGGAAATCTCCTATAAGCCCACAGCAAAAGCAAAAGAAGAGCCTTTTTTATTTGTTCCTTTGGTCTATCCGACCCCTGAAGAAACAAAAGATTTTTTTCTTGTTGGGTTGCCGAACATGAGAAGGGCGCTTGACTCAAAAAAGGAAGCAGAAGGTTCTGCGTCTTTGGTCGGACCCTCTGCTCGCAATTTGAGAGCAGGGATGACTGTTATGGTTTACGGCCTGGGCCGTGCTTTTGATTTGGCTTATTTAATAACATCTGTTGATTTTGACGAGTACACGGCAGAGCCGACAGAAATCAATTTTGCTAACATTGCTAGCCTTTCACCAGAAGATAAGGCGAAGATTGACAAGAAAATATCAGAAGTAACTGTAATTTCTGGTTCTGGTTCGTAAGGATGGTTTTATGCTGAATGGAGTTTTTGACCCCTTCTCTGGTATTTCTGGAGAAAAAGAAGAAAATACCAGTTTCCCTTCAATACATGTGGGAAGCGTTAGAAGTTACATTGCATCAACCAACTCTGTAATGGTTTTGGTTCCAACGGTCAACTCTGGTAGCGCCATAGGTCCATGTAAGGTAATGAAAAATTATGGCGTACGAACGGGTTTAACGCAGAAGTTGCCCGTAAAAGGAGACAAGGTGGTTGTTGCTTTTCTTGATGGTTCAATCAATAGCGCAATTGTCTTAGGCTTCTTGTAGCCGTGTGGGAGAATATTTAATATGGATACATTTTCCGTCCCTTTTAGATTTTCTGGCGGGCTGGCATCAAAGCACGCTGAAGGCTCTGACGAATACTTCCTTCATATATTGTCTATGGTTCTACAAACAAATACAGGGGAAATGCCTTTAGACGCAAATTTCGGAACAAACGACCCCGTATTTGAAAAAATCAATCGTGGAACCGTTATGGAACTTGCAGCAAAATATGTGCCAGAATTGGTAATACAACAAATATCAACGATTTTGGACGATGACGGAATTGAGCGCGTCGTTCTTCAGTACAGCATTGAGACACAAGCATGACATCCCCGAATTTTAGCGAATACATTGACCTGACTATTTACGATGTTGATGCATATCAGGTATATGACGATGCAATAGCGTACGCTCGTAACGCTGTCCCAGAGTTTCAACCACGAACTGGAACCCTTGAAGAAGCCATCATGCAGGCTATTTCTTTCAATACAGCCCTTATTTCCTCTCAAATAAACAGACTCCCTGATGGCCTCATGGAGGGAATGGCTCGTCTTTCTGGACTAGAAAGACTTGAAGCAACATTCGCTACTGGTCAAGCAGTGTTTGAAGTATTTGACGACAATGGGGTAACAATCCCCACAGGAACAGTTGTTGCATATGAGACAGTTGATGATGACATTGTTACATCTTTCCCGTTTGAGACGGTTGGCGACTTAGTTATTGCTGAAGGCTTTACGACTGGTACTGTACCTATTCGGGGTACAGAGGCTGGTGTTTATCCTGCTTTGTTGGCAACGCAAGAACTTGAACTTGTTTCTCCAGCGCCTGGCGTTGTTGAGATTCAACTTGAGTCTGCACTTTCTATTGGAACAAACGCAGAAACAGATGCAGACTTTTTTACTCGTGCTGCAAGACATTTCACATCTTTGTCGTCTGCTCTTGCTACGAAGAACCATTTAGTCAACTTTATTAAGTCTAACTACCCTTCTATCGGCGCTATTGCTGTTTTTGACCTTACTGACCCCTCTGGAAGTTTGGATTGGGATGAAGTTCCAGAGCCTGGATATGTAACCATTGTTTTGAGTGACATTACTGGTGGAGAATTAGTCGGTGCCCAAGCAACTTCACTTATTGACGATATTTCTTCAAGGACCGTCGCTGGTCTTATTGTTGGTGCGACAAATCCTGTTCCAGTAAGCGTTGAAGTAACTGTTGATATTGTTATCGCGGATGGTTATGACTCAACCGAAACAAGAAACGCAGTATCGGCATATCTTTCAAGTCGCCTTTCAACACTTGGTTACGATTTTTCTGGCACAATCATTAAAAACGAACTTATTTCTGCAGTTGCAAATATCACTGGTGTGCGCTATGTAAGAACACTTACTCTCTCTTCCGTCAGTCTTGATTTGGTGACGGACGGAGATGGAAACCTTGATTTTGTGAAAAAAAATGGCGTCCCTAACGGGGTTGTTGAAGTTACGAGTTCCTAATTATGGCTGGGTATTCAATTAACAGAATCCCTGCAACGCAGAGGGTTTTTATCCCCGATGTGCCTAATCTTTGGGGTTTTAGTGACGGTTTTCTTCAGTCTTCTACTATTGAGAAATACAACAAAGAAGGCTCATTGCAGGCAACGATACAAGAAGGACAAAGCCTTTTTTACAACACTAATGAACTTGCCAAAAACGGTGTAAGTTATATTACATCTACCTCGCTTGAAGATGTTGATGACTCAATTTCTGCTTTTGTTTGGATAAAATCAGACAAGCCCATAATTGTTGATTTTTCTGTGCATATTCTTTATCCAGAAGGAATTCCAGCCACTACTTCTGCAGCATCATCAAATCAATCTATTTCTGTTACATCAGGAGAGTGGACACTACTTCGCCTTTATCAGCCGCCAGTTGTTCCAGACGATGCCTACGACTACCCTCTTGGCTTCAAAATAGAAGTAGAAGACATTGAAGGTGGAGCATCCGCTGTTGTAAATATATCGCACCCCGTGATTTACGGAACCCTTGATTTTATTGACAATCCAGTGATTATTGACATTATGTCTCGGTTTCCAGAATTTATCAGAGACCAAGACGCTAATACGGAACTATTTCCGTATCAATTTATTCGCTTTATGGAGATGGCGACACTTCATTCTGGCGAACTTTATAATCTTGCAAATGGCTTTATTTATCAAGACATTTCTGAAGGAAAAAATCCTGCTGACCCATCAACATTAAGCACCCTCGTTGACCCAACCGTAGCACCAAGAGAATACCTATTTTGGTTGTCGCAGTTTTCAGGGACAAAAATTATCAACCCTAAAACTGGCTTTACTCCGTGGGTAAACTTGCCAGATACATGGCAAGGCATTGACCTTATTGACGAAGAAGAATCAACAGAAGACGCCGCATCATGGAAGGCGATTCAGGAATTCAACACTGAGCCAGCAGGTCTAGAAGAGTTTTTAAGATGGCAAGTTTCTACTGGTTTCTATGGGGTTAGGGCTGGAACAAAAGAAGCAATTATTGACTCTGTAAAGAGGGTGCTTTTAGGAACAAAAACAGTCAATTATGAAGTTTTAGAGCCTTTCAACTGGACGGTAAAAATCACCACCTTAAAATCTGAAACTCCAGACTCGGCGCTTCTTGATATCGGTGATGAAGTTTTGGAAATACTGGACCTTATTGAGCCCGCACGGCCTATTGGTCTTCGTGTAATCCACGAACTTGCTTAAAAGTTTTATTGTTATAATTTATTCACAAACAAGAGGTTCACATGGCTATTACAAACACAACAAGATTCGGATTAACACAGTGGTCTTCGGGAGACGATGACTTTACTCGCGAGCAGTTAACAACCGACCATGAAATCATTGGGGACAACGCAGCACTTTTTCTTACAGGAACATCTGCAACCCCACCAACAGTCGGATTGGAAAATACAAAGGCTCTATATTGGGACAAAACAAATGGAGTTCTCTTTTTCAGAGGGGATGACTTCGGTTCTTCTCCAGCATCGTGGACACAAGTGCACCCAGTCGTTCCAACGGCGCATGTTCACGCAAACCTTCAGCCTTTAGACGCTGACTTGACCGCACTTGCAGCCCTGTCAACTACTGGCATTCTTGTGCGTACAGCAAGCGACACATACGCAACACGACATATTGCTGTTTCTGGAAACGGTGTAACGATTTCAAACGGCGATGGAATTGCTGGGAACACAACAATTTCAATTAATGCTGTTTCTGCAAACACTGTGTCAACTATTGTTCTTCGTGATTCAAGCGGAAACTTTAGTGCTGGAACAGTCACAGCAGCACTAGCAGGAAATGCTTCAACAGCGACAGCCTGGCAAACATCACGCTCATTAACTATTTCTGGCGATGCTTCTGGAACAGTTTCTGGGATTGACGGCACTGGGAATATTGCTATTACTATTTCTTTGCCCACTGGAAACATTGCGTCTTTGCGTGATTTCTCTGATACTGGATTGATGGCTAGAACAGCATTGAATACATTTGCGTCTAGAAGCATCGCTGTGTCTGGAACTGGGTTGGCTGTATCAAACGCTGACGGAATCGCGGGAAATCCTCTTATTACAAGCAATGCAACAGCGGCAAACACCGCCAACACTGTTGTTGCTCGTAATGCTGACGGTCAGTTTCTGATTGGGGCACCCACGGTCAACGACCACCCCGCAACCAAATCTTATGTTGATACTGCGGATGGTCTAAAGGCAAACGCTGCAGATGTTTACACAAAGTCAGATGTCAATGGAGCCAAGTTGTATCAGTATGGCAACATCACTTCTGGCGGAACAGACACATCTGGGGCTAGCCTGCCACCTTCTGGGACGAGAACAACTCCTCGCATTTATGTGCAGTCCAACGACCCATCTGCTGCTACGGGATATGTTGGTGTTACTGGAGATATTTGGTTCCAAATATGAGTGCTTTTTATTTTGACGGCGACGACTGGGTGAATATTAAACAGGCTTATATCTTCCACGAAGGTATTGGGTTTGTTACAATGAATAGTATCCGTTGTTTTGCTCATGGTGAGTGGCGGATTGTCTCTGTTGGCGACAAGGAACTAATTGGGGTCTAGCAATGAACAATCCATCACTGTATGTTGCTTTGTCTTCGGTTGCGGTAGCAATCATTTCTGCATTGGTGATGATTCGTGGACAACGCCAACAGTCACACAACGAATCAAAGGCGCACACAAACGCTCAGGTTCAAACAATTTTTGATGGGTACGGACAAATCGTTGAAGAACTTCGCATAGAAGTAGAGCGATTAATGACTACTATTGCCATTCTCCAAGAGGAACAGGCCGCTTGTGAAGAGCGAAACAACACTTTGATTGATGAAGTTGAAGAGTTGAAGCATCGCCTAGTCCAGTTGGAGAGAAGGAAAGATGGATAACGAAGACCCTTTTCTTTCAACATTCCTTGACATGATGAAAGATGCAATGCCTGATAAGGTGATTGCGAATTTTGTTTTTGTAGCAGAAGTAGTTTCTGGACAAAACAACGAGTTGAGCGTTGTTACCAGCAACAGTATGACCCCATGGCTTGCTAACGGAATGTTGTCGGCAGCCAAAGACATGATTTCTGACGGTATTGATTCAACAATTAGTGACGACGAGGATGACCAGTAGCACCGTGGGGATGCTTTCGTAGTCTAAAATCTAAGTAATACGAGGAGTGGCAATGATTGCTGGAATTTACAACATCACATGCGAGCAAGGCGCTACATTCAATCGTCGTTTCACTATTACGCAGCCAGACGGAACGCCGTTTTATTTAAATGGATATTCTGCCCGCATGCAGGTAAGAAGAGATATTGATTCGTCAACAGTTTTACTATCTATTACAAGTGCAACAGAAAACATTATTCTTTCTAATGCCCTTGGAATAATTGATGTTTACCTGACACCAACACAAACAGCGTCGCTAACCCGTAGTGGTGTCTACGACTTAGAACTTGTCCATACTTCATCTAACAATGTTTATCGTGTTGTGAAAGGCGCTTTTAAACTTGACAAGGAAGTGACAAAATGAGCAGCCCCCGTGAAGAGTTCAACGGGTTCTACCCCAAGGTCACCGTAGAAGAACTAAGAAATGTTGTATATGTTGACGAAGAATCACCAAACAATGTCACCGTATCTTTAACCAGCGCTGGAAGTGGTGCTGGATGGTCATACGGCAGTGGTGCTCCGTGGACAATCGTGATTGAGGTTTAAAGGTGCCTACATTTATTCCAAGCGACTACGGAAATATTGGTGACTTCTATATTGATGTTGCAACAGGCGATTTCTACGGTCCGAAAACAACTGACGGCTGGCCTGATGAACCATTCTTCACCGCTCTCACTCAGTTAAATGTCAACGAGTTAACAAACAACGAAAGATACATTCATACTCAGTCTGTTTCTTCCTCTACTTGGGTTATCACACACCCCCTTGGAGGTCACCCGTCGGTAACTGTTGTTGATTCTGCAGGTACAGCAGTCGTTGGTGAGGTAAAATATGACAGTACCACTCAGGTCTCAGTTTTATTCACTGTTCCGTTTTCAGGATTGGCATATCTCACTTAGGAGAGAATTAAATGGCGCAAAAATTTCTTACAAATATTGACCTCAATCAGAATGAACTGATTAATGCAACCTTTCAGGTTGTTCCAACCAACCCTACTGAAGGCAACTTTGAAGGTCGGATGGTCTTCAACAGCACCACAGATTCAATCGTGGTCTATGGCAATGGCGCATGGCGCAAGGTTGTCAACAACATTGCAAAGGGTGGCTCTCATACTAACGCCATTACCCTTGATGAATCAAACGGCACTGTTACCATCACTCTCAACCTTGCGGACACCTCAAACGCAGGTCTCTTGTCTTCCGACTTCTGGAATGCCATCAACGACGCTACCGATGCTGCCAACTACGGCAAGATAGCCAAGCGCGACGGAAACGGCAATATTAGTGTTGCCACCCCAACCGCTGACGCCCATGCCGCAACCAAGGCTTATGTAGACGCAGCCCGTTCTGGTCTTGATGTCAAGCAATCCGTAAGAGCCGCCACAACTGCAAACATTAACCCAGCAACTGCCCTCACAATTGATGGTGTAGAACTTGCCGTTGGTGACCGCGTTCTGGTCAAGAACCAAGACACTGCGGCCAACAACGGTATTTATGTTGTTGCGAGCGGTTCATGGGCACGAGCCGAAGATGCCGACTCTTCGGCAGAGGTTACAACAGGAATGTTTACCTTCGTTTCTGAAGGTACAGTAAACGCCGACTCTGGTTGGGTTCTCACAACAAACGACGCGATTACTCTCGGAACAACAGGGCTAACCTTCGTTCAGTTCTCTGGTGCAGGTCAAATTACTGCTGGTGCTGGTCTTACAAAAGACGGAAATACGATTGACGCAGTTGGTACAACCGACAGAATCACGGTCAATGCAGACAGTATTGATATTGCTTCTACTTATGTTGGTCAGTCTTCAATCACTACTTTGGGAACAATCACAACTGGTGTTTGGAACGGTACAGATGTTGCAGTCGCTGATGGTGGTACTGGTTCCTCAACAGCCGCCGATGCTCGTGCAGCCCTCGGTATCAAGACAACCGCTGGTGCCGTAACAACAAGTACTTCAGTGCTTGCTCGTGTTGCTGACCAAGCATGTGCCGCTTCTTCTGGTACCACTTCAACCACAACAGTTACGCACAACTTCAATACAAAGAATGTTCTCGTTCAGGTTTATCAAGTATCTACTGGAGAAACGGTCAACTGTGATGTTGTTCGTTCAAGCGTGGACGCAGTCGTAGTAACAATTAACGGTTCAACAATCGGTGCCGACGATTTCCACATCGTCGTAACTGGATAGGAAAAAACATGAAAATCACAGCAGAACAAAAAGCAATGGCAGCATCGTACGCAAGAAGCGTCCTTGGTGCAGCAGTCGCGGTTTACGCTTCAACAGGAGACATCAAGATGGCAGCAAATGCTCTCTGGGCGGCAGCGCTTCCTGTTATTATGCGTTACCTGAATCCAAACGATACAGCATTCGGCAAAAAGGCTTAATGCTTAGCCCTGAGGGGCATTAACAAGAGAAGCGACTGAGGTCATGGCTCAAAAATTTATAACCCCTATTGCTATTAAGCAGTTGTCATCTGCTGGTTCTGATGGGTTAACAATTTTTGTAGACGGCGACACTTACGCAAGGCTTCAAATCCAAGGCGGTGGACGCCTTGTTTGGGGTGATGGTACAAATGTTGCGGATGTAAACCTGTACCGCGATGGGGCGGATGTCCTCAAAACTGACGACACTTTTAAAGTGCCTACTCTCTTCATTGACGGCATTGAAGTAGATACTTCTGGCGCGACAAGCGACCAAGTTCTTAAATTCAACGGAACCAAGTTTGTACCAGGAACCTCCTCAACAGTTGCCTCTCTTGATGATTTAACTGATGTAACAATAACTAGCGTTGCTACTGGTCAAGTTTTGCAATGGAATGGTACTGCGTGGGTTAACTCCAATGCCGCAGGTGGCGCAACAATCTCTGACACCGAACCGAGCACTCCTACTGCTGGTCAAATATGGTTTGAATCCGATACTGGTAAAACTTTTGTCTATTACGATTCTCAATGGATTGAAATCGGAACACAGCCACTCGGACCAAGTGGTCCTACGGGTCCTACGGGTGCGACAGGTGCAAGCGGTGCTACAGGGTTAACTGGGGCAACTGGAGCAACTGGTCCAGAAGGCCCTACAGGAGTAACTGGTGCTACAGGGGTAGCGGGTGCCACTGGTCCTACTGGCATTACGGGGGATACTGGCGCTACTGGTCCTACAGGCTTGACAGGGCCGACTGGTTTAACGGGCGATACAGGCCCTACTGGAGCAACAGGTGTTACAGGACCGCGTGGACAATCTTCTTCATACTTTGATTACAAAGCAAAAACTGGTTCAACAAGCGGCGACCCAGGCAGCACCTATCTGCTTTGGAACAATGCTACACAAACAAGTGCAACACAAATCAATGTGGACGACATTGATAAAGACGGACTTGATGTACACATATTTTTAAACAATGTCCAGCCTGGCGACGAATTGTTTATCCAGGATGCGAGTGACTCCACCAACTATCAAGAATGGGCGGTCACTAGTGTCACCGACCAAACGACACATGTTGAATACGGCGTTACATTGGTTACTTCTAGCGGAACGGGCACCACAAACTTTAGTAACAACCATGAAGTATTGCTCATCATTCGTGACATTGGTGAGGTTGGTGCTACTGGTCCTGCGGGTGCTACTGGGGCAACTGGTCCAACTGGACCAGAAGGTGCAACAGGTGCGACTGGGCCAGAAGGCGCAACTGGACCAACAGGTCTTACGGGTGCAGAAGGCGCTCCTGGCGCTGCGGGTGCAGAAGGCGCTCCAGGCGCAGAAGGTCCAACGGGTCCAGAAGGTCCGACAGGTCCAGAGGGCGCGACTGGTCCGACAGGTCCAGAGGGCGCGACTGGTCCGACAGGTCCAGAGGGCGCGACTGGTGCTACAGGTCCTCAAGGTAACCCAGGAGAAAACGGAGTACCTGGCGCAGAAGGCGCACCTGGCGCAAATGGAGCAGAAGGTGCTACTGGACCAACAGGTCCGAGCGGTCCAAGTGGTAATGCAGGAGCCACTGGCCCCACAGGCTTGGGATACAAAGTTACATCCACATCATCGGTGGTCTTTGAAGGACTGGGTAATAAATCGTTCACACTAAACACTGCAAACCATGCTTATAGCACTGGGTCAAGAGTTCGTGCATATGGAATTGGCGGTGGGTACGAAGGTTACATAGAAGGAATCGCCACAGTTAGCGGAACAAGTATGACTATTGATGTGGACACTGTAGTTATGACGGCCGAGGCGTAACGATATGACAACATTTTCTAACTGGACATTTTCTATTACGGGAGAAAAAGGTGCTACTGGCCCAACAGGGCTTACAGGAGCAACAGGACCCACTGGCGTCACGGGTCCTACTGGTGCGGGGGCAACGGGTGCTACTGGACCAACGGGTGTCACGGGGGTCACGGGTCCAACAGGACCAACTGGTGCTACAGGAGCGACAGGTGCTGGTGCTCCACTTACAAGTTCTGCAACCGCTCCAGTATCTCCGTCTGCTGGTCAATTGTGGTTTGATACCTCTACTGGTTCTACTTACATCTATTACAACTCAGCATGGGTTGAACTTGGTGGCGGTTCAATGTCGCCAATGCAAGTTACTTCGTCTACTCGTCCGTCATCTCCGTGGACTGGTCAAACCGCTTACGAAACAGATACGAACAATCTTATTGTATGGAATGGTACGGCGTGGGTAATGATTGCGGATACCGATACGCCCCCAGGGTTACAGTTAATAAAAACTGTTTCTTTCAGTTCTTCAACCCAAGCAGATGCAACAAGTTGTTTTTCTTCAGAGTTTGACAACTACCGTATTGAAATTGAGTGGCTTCAGAATACAACCAATGGCAACTTGCAAATTAAATTGCGTGATAGTGGTGGTCTCATATCTAGCAACTATGGCTTCACTTCTGGTGGTTCTTATTATTCAAGTGGAACTGGTACATTCGCTGGATTCAACAACTCTGCTAATGAAAGTGAAACTTTTGGATACATAAGTGGATGTGTCGCTGCTTATCGTGGTTCCGCTAGTTACGATGTTTTTGGTGCCAACCTAAGTCGTGAGACAAATTTGGTTGGGCAAGTTGCGGTAAGTAATGCGAGCGCAACCTTAACAAGACTAAACCTTACTTCTGCAATTAGACATAATTCAGCAACTGTTTGCACTGGATTTTCTTTGATACCAAGTGCTGGTTCAATAACTGGAACCGTTTCTGTCTATGGGTACAGGAAATAGACGATGACAGCGATTACTTTTCCTGCTTCTCCGTATGTAAATCAGATTTATACTGTTGGTCCTAAGAGTTGGCAATGGGATGGAACAGTCTGGAACGCCTACTTCAACGAAAGCGTTGACTCCATCTACGGAACAGGTGCTGACGGTGATGCTGTACTAGACGGAACCACTACTGTTTTAAGCATGGCTCCGTCTTCAAGTGTTTACTCAATGACACGAGATATGTACTTTAATGATTTGACCATCAATGCGAGCGTCCGTCTTGCGCCAAACGGATACAGAATCTTCGTAAAAGGCACACTGAAGTTCATGGGAAACAACTCCATAATTGGTTTTACGACTGGATACTCAACCGAAGGCTCAATCATGCAAGGCGGAGCAGCCGCTACCGCCGTTACTCACTCACTTGGCGGTTCAGCAACTGGATTCACAGCAACAGCGCCTCACTCAAATATGGGTGGCGCTAATTATTTTAAAGTGCCTCATCAAGCAATAACTGGTTACGCAATTACAGCATCTGGTGGACCGACTTTTCTTCGTGGAGGCGCTGGAGGAACTGCACAAGCAGGTGGTGGAGTAATAATTATTGCCGCTCGTTACATCAGCGGTCCTGCGTCAGGTACTGCTTACATCAAAGCCCCAGGAACTGCGCCCGCAGGAGGAGGAGTAATACTTATTGTTTCTTCTGCTGAAACATTGGCTTCTGGAATCACTACTGATGTGACTGGTCAAAACGCAGGCACCGTTCACTATATGTCGCAGGTGTGATATGGCTATTTCTAGAATTGAAAAAAGCGTCGCGCGCGAAGGCAATGATGCTATCTATGGAACTGGTTTAGATGGAAATGTTGTAATCCCTTCTGGTACTACTGTCACTATTACTTCAGACATGCATTACAACAACCTTGATGTTCAAAGCGGTGGAATACTTTTTACAAACGGATACAGGATTTTCGTTAAAAATACACTGACCATCAACGGTCATGTTGGTATGGGTTCTGTTTCTGGTGGTGTTATTGGTGAAACAGCATCTGCTGTCAGTGATGGAACAGTCAAAGGTCAGTCCGCTATTTCATATCGTGCTGGCGGTCAGGGTGGTGGCTCTACGAATCCGAACATTCCAGTTTTGCCAAGTTTTCTTGTTAAAGACATAAACGCAATGTCTGGTGGAGTGTTCATGCACACATCGGGGATGATTCCTATCGGTGGAGGCTCTGGAGGAACAGTAGGAACTACAGGTGCTAACGGCGCAAGTGGAACACCAGCGAATCTTACGATTCTTGATACATGGCCTGGAAAGTCTGGAACCGCAGGGACTCCTGGTGCCGCAACTGGAAGCAATGGAGCACCTAACCCACATCGTGAATCAGTAGGCGCTCCTGCAGGTAAAGGAAATACTGGCGCAAGTGGAACCGTGACTGGCTTTACTGCTGGTCTTGGTGGGGCAGGAGGTATTGGTGGTGCAGGAGGTACTGGTGGTCTCGGAGGCGGAGTCGTTTGTATCATTGCAAAACATATTGTTGGTTCTGGAACTTTTATGTCTATCGGTCGCTCTGGTGTTGCTGGCGGTACAGCAACTGCAGGGAGCGCAGGGAGTACTGGCACCGCTGGAACTGCGGGGACTCCTGGAACCAAGGCTCCCGATTTGGCTTACCATATAGCCCCAGTCCCTGTGCCTGCAACACATAACCCTAGCCATCATCATGGTGGCGCTATTTTTTCTGATTTCCACGCTCATGGCGTAAACCCACATAACCATTCGGCTGGTGGGGAAGGAAAGTTTGGTTACATCCCCCCAATGGAATTAAACTCTGGTCATTACCACCACACAGGGGGCAGACATCATCCTCACTCAAATGATGGTCACGGGGGCATGCATTATTACGCGTTCAGCGGAACTAGCGGAACTCACTATAAAGCGAATCACGCTTACCAACATTCCCACCCTGCAACAACTGGCACCTTTCATGGAAGAATTGAACATCTTCATGCAGGCGGCGACCAAGGACATAGCAGTGCTGGGCATGGTCACCCAGGACACACGCATGGCTACGCAAACGGTCATGATTTAGGAAACGGCGTAAACCAAGGTGGCGGAATGCAGGTAAGCGGTGGACACCATCATGGACCCCACCATTACGGCAATGGTGTAATGAACTTAAATAGGTGGAGCCATCACGCAAACCCAGCAGCAGCCCAACCGAACGGTCACTGGATAGGTGGTGCTGGAGGTGCGGGTGGTGCTGCAGCCCCTGCACAAACTGGTACAAGTGGTCAACCAGGGGTTAATGGCAAAAGAGGCGGCGCAGGTGGTGGCGGTGCTATTCTCGTAGTTAGCGACTCTGTAGCGGGTACAATTACATACGACACTCGGGCTGGTTTAACCGCTGATTCCGATAACTTTGCTGCTTCTTCTGGGTCAGCATACATTTTGATTAATTTATAGGAGAATCATGGAATTGAATTTAACAACAGAACAAAAACTTCAGTCTTTACAAAACGCTGAAGTAACACTGAGTCACGAAATCTACAACACTCTTTTAAGAGTTGGGGTTGACCCAGAAGTTTTTGAAGAATCAGACATTGAAGAATTAAGAATTCCAGGGTTTGAAGGAGAAGTTCTTCGTCTTGAAAAGTTGCTTTCGTCTCTTTCTGTAGTGAAACAAAAGTTGTCAACTATTTAATAATGAAAAGACAAATTTATGTCCCTTTTTCTTTGCTGGAAAACGGGCAAATACCTGAAAAGGCTGTTTTGTTGTCCAGAGAGACAAAACTTGGGATACAGGTTGGCGATGAAGACGATTCTAGGTATGGCGCGATTCAGGTTATTGAGATACCAGAAGGCAGGGGCGTTTCATATTACAAACAGGTTCGTTCTGGATTTATACAATCTTTTGACTATTTGGACGAATTTTCTATTTTTGATGAAAGTACGCAACTTGATTTAAAACTTCCCGACGGAAATGTCAAGACCTTAAAGCCTCGCATTAAAGAAAGACATGTACTTCAATATAGAGAAAGATTCTATGATGAAGGTAGTTATTCTTTTTTAATTACAAGCCTTGTTGAAAAAGAAAAACAGATATTGGCCGAAGGAGTTTTTGAAGTTTTATGATTGTAGATAATCCCGCTGTTTGCATCTCTATTTATAAAGATGTGTTTAGCCCAAGCAATTTTATTAATCGCTTTGAAGAAGCAATAGCCAACGGTTTTGGCGAAGACCTTTGCTGGGATGTATCCAGAGTTGGAAATGGTGAAAATAGTCAATACAGAACCTCTTTATCCAGTTCTGTAACGACACTTCTCCCGCCATATCCAGAGGATGAACTGTCGTCAGTTTTTAGAAAAGAAATATATAGACCGACTATTGATGTTGTTCATGACTATGTAAGAGAACACAGACTTATTAATGGGGCACATGAATTGATATCCATACTTAAATATTCAGGACTTGCTGAGTATCACGCACATCATGACCACTCCCCAGACTCAAGAAGGGTTTTCAGTTTGGTTGCATGCCTCGGAGAACCTGAAGAAGGTGGCGAACTTGAGTTCCCAAATTTTGATGTAAAAATTAAATTAAATTCTGGCTCAGTAATTCTTTTTCCTAGCAATTTTCCCTATACACACATAGCGCATCCAGTGATTAGCGGAACGAAATACTCTATGGTAACTTGGTTTCAATGAGCACGAGAGAACAAACAAAACAACTGTCATTCGGAATAGTTGGGTCTGGAACTGCTGGCCTAATAACCGCACTGATGCTAAGAAAAGCGTTTAGTAATGCAGAGATAACAGTAATCTCATCTTCCCAGATAGGTATTATTGGCGTCGGTGAAGGCAGCACTGAGCACTGGTCAGAGTTTATGCGTCATTGTGACATTGACCTTGAAGATATGATTGTTTCCACAGACGCAACTCACAAATACGGTATTAGTTATGAAAACTGGACTACACACACCCCAAGGTATTTCCATAGCGTCAGTGATGTTGATGAACTTTTTGCGTGGGGGGCACACGCAACATATGCAAGTTTTATAGAAAGCAACAAGTTATTTACTAACCAAACAACATCGGTCGGTTTAGTAAAAAACAAAATCAGAGTCAACGGCCTGCATCGTTCTACTAACCAGTTTCATTTTGATACTCACAAACTTAATGAATACTTTATTTCTCTTTGCTTTAGACGCAACATACGATTTATTGAGGGAATAGTTGATTCAATTGAGGTCAACAACGAAAATGGAAACATACAGTCCATCTCAACAGACAACGAACAATCCGTGGAGGCAGATTTCTGGTTTGACGCTTCTGGTTTTAAAAAAGTCTTAATGGAAAAACTAGGAAACTCCAAATGGAACTCGTTTAACGATTATCTTCTTTCGGATTCTGCTATTGCTTTCCCCACTGAATCAGACCCCTCTGGAGAAATACGACCATACACACGGGCAATGGCTGGGGATAACGGGTGGATGTGGGAAATACCAACCCAGCAAAGACGAGGTAATGGTTATGTTTTTTCCTCTCAGTTTTGTGATGAAGAAAAAGCAATTGCTGAAGCAGAAAAAAGGTCTGGTTATAAAATATCAACCCACAAATTTATTAAATTTGATGCTGGCTACATGGAGTCACCGTGGGTTAAAAACTGTGTTGCCATAGGTCTTGCTGGTTCTTTTGTTGAGCCACTAGAAGCCACAAGCATTGGTTCTTCTATTCAGCAAATTAAAATGATGATACCGTACTTGGCTTCTTACGAAACTTCTTACACGAAATCACAAAAACACTTCAACAAAGCATACGGCGAAGTAATGAGAAACATTCTTACAATGATTAGGCTTCATTACTACAGCGACAGAACAGACACTCCCTTTTGGAAAGCAATGTCTGAAATGCCAGTGAACGATGAACTTCAAGAACTTTTGGATATTTGGTCAGAAAGACCGCCTCATCGTTCAGATGTGCCACATAAACATATGGAACTTTTTTTGACCCCCCATATTGCCCATGTTGCTCAGGGTCAGGGCATTTTTTCTTCAGAGCCTGCAACTAGAATGATAGACAGACTCAACATACGGCGCGATGTTGAAAATGAAGTTTCCAAGATGCGAGAGTCTCGTAACAACCACGAACTTATTGACCATGCTCAGGCTCTAAAGAACCTACATAAGGTTGACGAAGATTGGCTTTTGTGAAGAACAACAAACTAAAACCTGGGGAAATTCGGATAACACCATTAGATAACAGGCTTAATGAGATGCCCCCGTTCATTAACTCGGTTGAAACGCAGCCAGCATGGTTTAAAAGGGTTCACAAAAATCCAGGTTCATTGCGCAGATGTGCAGGGATAAACGATTTTTTTAATATAGGAATAACAATTCCTTCTTGGACAAATTTTAACTTCAGACCAGGACAGGATGGTTCATGGGAGACGAGAGGAGAAGGTTTCGGGTTTCAGCAAGGCGAAACAGATGTGTCCAAGATAGACGCTTTTCCATTTGCTGCTACGGGAGAGTGTCCTATTACTTCAATCAGAAACTCAAACCTCTCGGGGGCACAGTACCCCAAACTTGTAAATCCTTGGAGGTTTGAAACTGCTCCAGGCTGGTCGGTCTTAATGCTGCCCGTCCTGTGGGAACCAAATAAAGACTACGATGTTTTGCCTGCTGTAGTGCATACCGATTTTTACCACACAGCCAATATTGTTTTAAACATTAAAGGTGATTCTCCGTTTGCAATAAAGTGGGGAACACCACTGGCGCAGTTAATCCCTTTTGAACGCAAAACAAATATTGATAAACTATTTGTTGCAGACGAAACAAACTTTAAATATGTTGCAAGCAAAGGATTTGGCACTGGGCACATTGCCCCATTTGGAGGAACTGCGGCTCCATACAGGCGAGAGCGCATTAAGGTTGACAAGAAACTAGAAGATGAGTTGCTTGATAAAAAGGGATTTATCTCTAGGTTTTTTTAGATAATATATTATTATGGACTTTAACACAAACATGACTACTGCCGAAAGAATTGCATACCTTGAAGGTATTGTTGTTCTTTTGCACCAAAGCATTTATCAGGCTTGTGCTATATCAGAAGTAGATGTAGATTCTATTGATTTAGATAACCCTGCTTCATGGGAGCCTCTTATCTACGGAGAAGCCAATCCAACTTACTTTGGTATAGCAAGACATACTATTGTTCAGAACATAAGAAAACTAAATCTTGTTAATAAGAAATTAGGTGAATTGAAAAATGCTTGAACCAGAAATACTATTAAAACAGTCTGACCCAATGAAAAAAGGTGTTTTTTTTATTGAAAAATGCTTTTTTGTGACTAATGAACAAACTCTAAACTTTGGAGACCTTGTTCGCTGCGACACTCTTTCGTATACGGGCATACTTGTTTCTCATGGAACACCTTACGAGAACCATAGCATTACACCGTATTCAAAGTCTTCGGTTTCTGAATGGTCAATGGAGGTGAATCAGGTTGCTAGATACGAACATGTAATGGATGTGTCGCCTCACTTCTACATATCGTACTTGGAATATAAGTACTGGGGAGACATACAGCCAGACCCCACCCCTTCAACCATGTGGATAGGTAAATCTATATTCCAATTCTTTAAGACAATGAGAGAATGGTCATTTCTTGCTGAAGAGCCATTTAATTCCGACCACCCAATGGCTACATATTCAAAACTTGCTCTTGAGACTTTTGACCCACCTCAATCAATTCTTGATGAACTGGATTCATTACCAGACATGCATCTGGCTAAGTTCTTCAAAGGTCAAGACGATTACAAAATGATTCCTCATCCGTATCCTGAAGCGTCAGAAGAATTCAAGGCATGGATTGTAGAACTTGCCAATACATACAAACAAAAGTCGTTTGAAGAAACCTTAGACTTTTAAAGGAACAAATGCCAGTAAATGTAAACGACCTAGAACTTCCCTATGTTGTTCCCAAGATAATCAAATCTGAACACGGTACATACGAGCAACTAGAAATAGCACTCAATGCCAGCAAGGAAAACTGGCTGGCTTCTTCGGGTCTCTCTTTTGTTGTAATAAACCACGAGCACTCTTTGGCAATGCTTAAAGATAAGAGATGGCACAATGCCCTGTATCTTTTTAGTGAAAACAACCCTCACCTTAGCGAATCAGATAAAGCCAACAGAAAACAGACAATAATTAACCTTGAAGGGTTGGACCACGCTCGTCTTAGGAAAATTGTTGGACCTGTGTTTTCTCCAAAAGTTGCTGACTCATTGCGTCCTGAAATGAACAAAGCAATTAATAAAATAATTGACGAGATTTCTAACCTTTCGGAATTTGACTTGCAAGTTGAAGTGTTTGACAAGTATCCGTCTTACATAATTTGTCAAATTATTGGAGTCCCTCATTCTGATTGGCAAATGTTCGGCCAGTGGGCCGATGATGT